TTAGAAGAATTTAGCCACGATAGCCAAACGGTGATGATGGCGCCTGCAACAGGCTTCTACTCTACTGCCGGTTCGGGCAAAAATGAAGTACGTATGGCTTACGTTTTAAATACCGACGATTTGAATGCAGCGATGGATTGTTTGGAAGTGGCCTTACAGCAATACCCTGGAAGAACGGAATAAATGATGGAAGATGTGAGAGGGAAAATGTGAGAGGGATGATCTGACTTATAAATAAAAAACCTGCAAATTATTCATTTGCAGGTTTTTTTTTGTGGAGCCGAAGGGATAACACACATATACTTTATATGCCTATATATTAGGTAGTTAAAAGGTGTTTACGATTTTCAGTATACATTTTCGCATCATTTTTAACAAAAAAACATGCAGATAGTTTTTTACTACCCGCATGTTGATATGGCGTAAATATAAATAAAAATGAATGCTTTTATCAAACAAGTGTTGGATAAATTGAAGTAGATTTGAAGCATGACGATACAGGAAGTTGCCCAGTTGGAGGAATGGTTTACAAATAATGAGGTGCCCAAGGGAGAAACGATGTTGTTTCCAGGTACAACGATAAGCGATATGGATAAATTCCTAGAAACATCTTTTCTATCGTTAAAGAACGATCCGGCCAGTAAGGCAAATGCCCCGGTAATATATCGCCTAAAAATGCTAAAGCTGCTTATCGAGGCTAATGCTTAAGTAGGTTGGCAAGAATCGACCAACTTCCCAATAGCCAAAGCCATTTCATGGTGAAACTCCCGGCCGCTGGTTTGCTCCCATCCATTCTTTCCTTTAGCAACCATACCCAGCGGTGTGCCATCAGGATCAAATACAAGAACTTGGTCGCGCTCAATAGCCAAGTCATAAGTATACGAGGTAAAACCAGGATGATCGAATAAAAACTTAATCATTCTACCGGCTTCAAAACACTATCGTCATTAGGAGCAGATTTAAGATCTCGCCTGATCTGATAAGCCTCCAGACTTGAATCATCGCAGGCATAGCGCATGATGTCATCAACCATGCTTGGTGGTGAGTCTGGGTTAAGCCAATCAGTAACAAGGTCATTGGATAACATTAAAGGCATTCGCTTAGCCGAATTATGGATATCAGCCATAAAAGTATTGGCTGGCTCTGTGACGATTGTAAATGTCTTGAACCATTCACCGTTTGCCGGATTTTTGTAAAACGAATAAAGTCCAGCCAAATTGAAAAAGGGTTGCTCCTTTGGATGAATAAGATGGGGCAATTTATTCTTTCCTTCATGCTTATATTCAAAGAAAGAATTAACCGGAATTACGCATCGTTGGTTCAAAATAGCTTTTCTGTAAGATGATTTAGACCTCACATCCTCAGACCGAGCATTTAAAGTGCCCTTGGCAATCTTTAACATTTCCTCCAATGGTTTTGCCCATGTTGCCATTAATCCCCATTGATATAAGTCAATCAACCGCTCACCGTTCCTGTCTATAACTACAAATAGTTTTGGGTGGTCAAACCCAAACGCTTTAAAATATTTTGTTTCCTCCGGCAGATCCTTTGTAGGTTTAGCAAGATAATAATCCTGAAGATCGTAAGCCTTCGTAACCTGGGTAGCAGTGTAGCACATTATGCTAAATTAGTAAATATTATATGTTTGCAGGCACCGATATAATCTCTCTTTCACGAGCCAGATTGATTAAAACAATAGTAATTGGTATATCAATTTCTTTAGATTCATTAATATAATCCAATATTAGTTTCTTCATTTCAAGCAAATCAACACCATAACCTATCGGATATTCAATGTCGCCTTCGGACTTTATTTTTTCCAAAAAATAGTCAGGCCATAGATTTTTAAAGTCTTCAAGTTCATCAAGAGCAGTCATCGGCTCTATTTCTTCGATATCATCTCCAACATCTTTCATACTGAAATTACATTCAAAGCTTACAGGGTTTTGTCCATCTGAATACATTAGCTTACAGATAAAATCAGTTTCTGATGACCAATTATCTTTTAATATCGTTTCAGCGATTTTGGCATACTCCTTAAGATTTGTGCCATCCTGCATGACATAAATCAGTTCCCCATTTTCCGACCAATATGATTCAATAACTTTTTCGTTAAATTTCTCATTTAAAGCGTTCATTTCGGCATCCATGGCAGATGAATCAAGATTTTCCATATTATTAACAGTTTACATGTATTTCTTCACCATTCTTATTGCCATCTTGTATCAGGTGAATGATTACCGCTTTATCAAACAAAACAATTTCGTTAATCTGGCCGCGTATTACCGAGGCAAACTCTTCTAAATCGGTTTCTGGATGAGCGAGAAGGTTTAAAGAATCGTCCTCCTTCCATTCCCAATCAATCACATCGTTTGGAAATAACTCTTTCAAGGCAAAAGGCAAATTATAAATTGCTTTTTCTTCTCTAAGGGCCATAGCTAAATCTGGCAACTCATCCAGTAAAGGCTGATCTTCTGTTTTCCAGCCAAGATCAGAATCATCTTCAATCATTGTTCCTAAATAGGTATCGCCAATAGTTACGTGATGAAATTCGTCGTCCTGGTCAATCCGGACAGTCATAGGTTCCCCAACTTTTATGGGGATGTAGGTAAAGGTTTGGGTATGCATGATGGTTGAGGTTTTGTACTAAACTAATTTATTCATCAATTTGTTTTTCAGGTAATATTAAATCCAACAATGGTTGCAAATCACCGGCAGAATAGTCGCTGTTCTTATTTTGTAAGCATACCCGCCATCCTCCTAGAAAATTACCGATGATCCCCCAATATAACTTACCAACCATTAAATGGTAGCTGCCTCCTCCACCGCCATTGGGTGAAGATATTTCGACCACCTCATCTCCTTCAGGGAAAGCGCCAATAAACTTAATACAAGTTATGTACATGGGGCCTCCAGATTTTGGCAGATCTTGGCAAACGTTAAATCGTGTATTTTACTCCCATCTAAACGATGATATTTGCCGTCAATTAACTGAAGGTATCCGACAAATACTTTATTTATAGCAATTCTGATCAGATTCTTATTGCCTTTAACAATATCAATTGATATTAAATCAGGACCAATTTTAATGTTTTTACTTTCTTCTGCCGCTTTTACAATCATTACAAATAATTTTGGTAGGCAAAGTTTACTAATAATTTTAGTAATTGCAAATATCCATGCGTTTTTTTAAGTTTGTTTATGGAACAACTACCTGTAGGAACTAAGATAAAGGGAGAAACCAATATCTTAGAGATTAAAAAGTATCACGAATGCGGCGCTTACGATATAGCAACTGAAAGCGGTGAAAACATAATGTTTATAGAAGACGTTGCGTTATGGGGAACTATAAAAAGCGGTAAGTGGAGTATAATAGAGAAAACCTCTCATTCCTGAAAGGTTTTAATCACCAAAATATAATTTGTAAAGGCCAAATGCGAGGATGGCTACGGCGAGGATAAGAATTGCTATTTTTTCCAGATTAACCATATAAAAAACAACGCTAACGCCGCGAGACCAAGATATCCAATCATTCCCATTCCGGTTGGCTCACTAACCGAATCCACGACCTTCACATCTTTCTTTTTTGTGGAATGCTGATTCATCTCTCCAGACTTATTGCCTGCCACATTTTTATCGATTTGAATATTCCTGTCAAATTTAAGGGCTACCTTTTGAGGCTTAATAAGAGCAGTTGTTGTCAATACTCCATTACTATCCAATACCATTTTAACATCAAGCAAATCATTGCTGATCGCGGTTAGTCCATTAACCAAGCTATCGATATGAAGTCCTATCTTATTGGTGCCACTTGTCTGTTGAGGCTTTGTATAAGCTGTGGTGTCGGCCTTTTCAGTTATGGTGATTTTGCTTTTATCAGTGATGATCTCAGCAGTTTTTATCTGAGTAGTAGATGTAGTCTCAGTTTTATCAACCAATTTGTTTTTAGTATTCTTCTTAAAAATTCCACAACTTGCCAGGCACATGACCAGGCATAAAAATAATAACCGCCTCATGATTTCCTTAGTAAGCTTTCAAGTTCCTGCAGCTTGATATCCGCACTGTCTAACCTAGTATTGATAGCAGGCGATTCAATGTTATTGATCGCTGGCCTTACCGGCTCTACCCTTCTTGATGATGCCCCGGTCAAACAAACCAGGAACACTGGAATAATTAAGATCTTTTTCATTTTTTCTTATTAAAATATTTCTTTACTGATTCTACCGTACCATTAATGTTTATTAATGAGGTATCAACATTTTTAACAATACTATCCTGTTGAGCCTTAATTGGTGCAATCTGTTTTGTAGTTTCTTTTTGCACACTTCTTCTTACCTCATCAATCATTTCCTGATTGGATTTCTTCTCGTCGTCAAGCCTTGCCTGCTGCAGATCACTATTCATAGAGATCAGCATGAAATTCAGGCCAACTGAAAGAACTAAAAGTGTTGCAAACGGATTTTCCTTAATCGCTAAAAAAAGCCTATCAAACATCCTTTCAATCCATGCTCCCTTTCTATCGATTACATCTTCTTTTTCTGACATTTTTTATTCGGGATGTTTATATTTATAATGATTATTTTGTTGTAATTGTTGGCGTGACAATCTTACCATTAGCAATTAATTAAGCTTCACTGGCTTTTGCTGGTGTTCCATCAAGGTTTTTATAGTAGTGTTTTTTTACGCCAAGAGGTTGGCTGCTTTTCCATGGAGCTCTACGAACATCTGTGATTTCTGATTTCAAAATCCAAGTGCAGCACCAACTATTTGATTGGTTTGCTCCATAGCATCTAAAATATTTATCATTTTCACCCACGATGTATGTTACGTGTGCGCCACCTACCCTATTTTTAATGGCAGTATCCCCAACCATAGCATTTTTGACTTCAACTTTATTTCCCCAGTTTCTCCACCAAGCAGCAGATAATAAATTTGGAGCAGGAAGTTTAAGCCATCCGGTTCTATATGCACAGATACCTTTACCCAATCCGCACCATGGCACCTCATCGTTTGGATACCACCCTGAAACACCCAATTCTTTTGCCCACCGCATGATGTCTACATTGTTCTCTTTGCCCTTTATTTCCATCAGGCCATTATGCCTTAAAGCTTCCTGTAATTCTTTTGGTAAATTGGGTTCAGTATTTAACCAAGCGTCAATTCCTGTCATTAGTTTTGCCATAAAACAAAATTACCCAACCTGCTATTGCGGATTGGGTAATTTTGTTTATTAATCTAGGCAGGTAAGTTATGCCACGTCGTAGCGATAAGTATCATCTTCTGTTGGCGCAAGTAAACTTACATTGCCAGATAATGTATCGGCGCCCGTAAAGCTTCCTGTAGAACTATTGGTAAATCCTGATCCAGTACTGGTGTTTGCTGTAATAGTAGTTTGTCCGGACTGATTTACCCCTGAAATGCTACCATGAACATTAACAGTAACCAGGACATTGCTTTTAACCGGAAAATCAGATGCTACTGTAAATTCAGCTATATCACCTCCACTGGTTAAATTCGTTACCCGAATATAGTTTAATATTTTTGGAACATAACAAACTCCTTTATCATTTGCATTAGCCTGACCAAGGGCATTAAAGTTTACAGTATCGGCATTAGCTAAAGATTCAGCATCAGCAGCGCTAACATTGCTTACATATTTTAGAGAGAAATTAACATCTGTTCCAACTAATCCGCCGGTACATTCTTTTTTAAAACTTGCGGTTCTCACGTATGTAAAGACTTTCGGGCTTTGTATTGGCGGTTTTGGAATTCCATTTTGAGATTGTTTAATCTGCTGTCTGATCAACCTAGTGTAAGCGTCCACGATCGGGTAATCTGAAAGCTCCATATCATAAGCATACTCATCGAGTTCGTAATATGTTTTGAATGACTCTATAGGAATCATCCGGTCAACGGCCAAAGGAGCATCAACCAATCTAACCGAATCACCAACATTTAGTTTAATTGCTTTACGTCTAAAATCTAAACGATCAGGAGCAACAGAATAATTCCGCTTATGAAAGTTGTTGGCATTGAAATATTCCAATCCAAAGGCCGCCAGTTCAGTTTCTGCTAGTGTGACAAATTCAGATGGCATCTGGATATCCACCACAATAAAAGTATCCCCTATTTCTGCGTGGAAGTCAACACCAGGTATTACCAGCTGCGTTTCAGTAGTAACCGTTTTAATGGTAAACTGCTTAGTTGTGTTATCGAAAGACTGTATTTCAATATCATACCCAGCCAATAGCCCGGTTTGGAATATAACTTTCCCTGCTTTTCCCGGTAATAATTGATTGTTATAGTTGTAAGGCAAATCAGCAGCCCTGAAGGTAAATTCATTAACGGTACCGGTGACAACACCAATATACCTTGGGAATATTTCAGCAAAGGTAACGGTATCCTCATTTAATGGAAGATGGCCGGGATTGGATGTCAACTCTATTGGCCCAGCAATTTGCAATGTGTTGGCGTAGTCCCGATATCCCTCTGGCAGGTTCTGAGTGCCGCCATAAACCCATAATCTGGTGATTGGAATATTATCCCCTTGATTACCTCGGGTTATTTTGTATAGACCATTACCCTGGCCATATTTAAATACCAAAGTGGTGTCTTTAGCCTTGGAAGTAAAATTAAGCGTATTTCCATTTACCCAAAATTCTGTTTGAAACTGATCAACTAATGAGGTAATTGCGCCAAGGCAGTTCTCATTATCAAAAGACAGCAGTTTTGTTTCCGTAAGATCAACCGCCCCAACTTTCCACTTGCCAGGATTATCCCTTTCAAGGTTAAGCATGATCAATCCAACAAAAACAGAAAGGTCGCCCATGATACTGAAAGACTTTTCTTTCAGAACATTATTGGAGTTAAGGAAGAAGTATTTAGTTCTTTTTAGCTTGTAATGTTCAGCTTCAAATACACAGGAAAAATTATGCTTGCGTTCCGATTCCTTTTCAACTATGGGCAATTGGCTGACTAAGCTATATTTTGTGCCCAGTATTTCAACTGTATCATCCAGAGCCAAATCCACAGGAGTTATTCCAACCTGAGTAAAATTAACCACAGCATAATCTACCCCGTTACGCTGCTTCTGAACGTAATCGGATAGATTTGGGTTGACCTCTAAGAGTAAGGTGTTATTGCGTTTTATTTGGAGCATACTAACTATTCAAAAACGATATTGCCTGATCAGCCGTGATTTTACCGCCTAAAGTGCTTAAGTGTAAATCATCCACGGTGTAAACCGATTTTGTAAAATCATTTATACCACTAGTATCAAACCTATTTAAGCATGGTATTGCATACAATCTAGCCACTTCAACACCAGCCATAGCAAAAGCTCGTTTAAGATCGTAACTACCTGTACCGAACTGGTGGGACGTCATAAATACAACTTTTCTACCTGGACAAAGATCAAAAAACCTTTTTACAAGGTATTTCAATGATCCATAAAAGGTAGCGCCCAAAACCGATAAAGGATCGACTTGCCCTGAGGTAAATGTGGGGGTTATTATTGGACTATCTATGTTTCCAAGAACTGCCCCATATATAGGATCATTAAACCCAACAGTGATCACTAATAAATCAGGATTGAAATCTTGAATTTTTTCTATTCTTTCAACAAAAGAAGACCTCCTAATACCATCATCAATTATATTTTCATACCCAGGCGTTACTAATGCACCAGGTACACCATTATTCCACCAATTGAATCGAAGCTTTTCTGCTATGAATGGCTGGTGCTTATTTAAGAAAGTCACGCTATCACCTAGAAACACAACACGTTTCCCAAGCAAACTTGAAAACTGTTGGTAATACTCAAATAGCTCCGTGCCCTCGTTGAGTATAAAACTATCAGTCTGATCATATCCATCACCACCCATAGTTGGTATTACAACTTTTGTGCACCCTATTGGAGTTTCAAATTTTATAGGGAAACTAGCATACGCATTGAAGCTGTCTATGGCGTAAAAACCAGTATAACCGAGACTTTCTCCAGAAGAGTTTTCAAATCTTATAGTGATAAAGTTTACGTTGCCTGAATTATCCCTTTCGTCGGTTAGCGGCAGCTTTGTATTTGGGGTATCACCGAATAGAGTGTATGTTTTCCCTTCAACAACTGGTACCCTTATATAGCTATACTTATTCTTATCCAATCCAGTAACGATTTGACCTAAAGCATTAATAAATGCCCCCAAGCTTTTTTTACCCACTAAAAACATATTATAAGCAGATGATCGAGTCTTAATAGCATTTGATAGATTATTTTTATCTATCAAACCAGTTGGTTCAAAAGGTGTATATCCAGTGAATAAACCTTCCTGTACCATAATCCTATTAGGTAGTCCAGATGGGACTTTATCATAAGCAATTTTTAAAATCTTTGTCCCAGGATAAGTTTCGAATGAAATATTTCCATTGACAACCTCAACACTAGGAGCAATGTAGCTACCATTCTCAGAATACATATTTATCCTGGCCGGTCCATCTTGATCTAATATTGAAATGGAATATTCCTGATTTGACTTGACAGTATTGATAGTTAATACCTGTCTTGTTGAATCATTTATAACTGCACCTGGACTAGAATTAACTAAATTTTTACCCAATTGGATCTTGTCAGGATCAGCTAAATTTGGCGTAGACAACATATCATTTTTAAAAATCAACTCTTTTCCTTGAATAATATCGTTGACTGGCTTAGTAAACTGCGTTATAAATGGCTTAAATTCAACTTTTTCCGTTCCCTCGACAATCATTAGACTATTGGGATCATAATCATTTAATGTTCTTACATTGGTTCCAAAAAACCTTGCGGCAAAAGGTGATGTAAAGTTAACCTCGAAATTAGATGTAGTAACTGGTGAAGGCTGATAAAATCCTATATAGTTTTTATTAATATCGAAAAAATGAATTATTGCGTTAAAAGCAGCATCCATATACCCACTAAAATTGTATTCTACGCCGCCCTTTATCGGGAATAGCGGTGTGCGTAAATAATTTTCATACCCGGAACCATTTTTTACAGTTCCATCTGTCCAATATGCTTCACCGGATATCAAACCATCAACAGCATTTAATATATTTTCGCCTACAGTCTCTAATTTAACAAAATTTGCATCGACGACATCGGTTTTAGCATACTCAGCTAACTCAATCTCAGTCCCATTATACACCCCCACCCAATTAGTACCGTTAAAGCTAAGTTTAGCAGCCACGACCGGATTTCCGCCTACCGAAGTAGGTATGGCAATAGGCTGTCCGCCCGCATCTAAAAAGTTGGTATAGGTTACGCCGGGCTTTGCATCATAATATTGGCTAAGAACGGGTGTTCCGGGGTTTGTACCAGCTAAAGCCAAACCTTTATAGTCGCCTTTTATTGCGCTTACCGGAAAAAGATTAGTATCTCCATTGGCCGCAATTCCTAATATCTTTGCACCCGAAACGGTACTGGCCGTAGGTATTTCGTTTATTGGCTGGTTTTCGTTTGTTTCTTCTACCATTGTTATTATGATGATGTGTTAATTAAACTTCCTTTTGATGTTAATAGGTAGCCGCCATTCTTTTTAGTGAGGAATGCGAACGGATTAAGCATGCTGGGTATTGGTTCTATGAATGTGACAACATACTTAGCCCCGATTTTATCCTGCCCAACTATGGGAGATAACCGGTTAAATGAGTTCATTTTGCTGTAATACACAAAAAAACTACGCTTCAGCTCCCCACAAAACAGCCTTTTCGTACCTGGAGATTTGATCAGATTGAGGAAAGAATTATAGTTACTCCAGAAATCCGCTTCACTTGTTCCGATAATGGCCATGTTTAAAGTAATCTCTTTCTCTTTAAACTTAGGATCACTCAAATCAACCTCAATACCGTTACGCTCCGCCCAGTCATATTTATAAGGATCCTTAAGGTCCGGCAACTTCAAAAAGTCATCACTCCCCGATTCGACATATACGCCGATCGATTCCAGATCAATGCCCCCTAAAGTATATTTATATGCCATCGCTAAACTTTCCGTGTGCCTATGGCAAAGTTATCCCATACGAGCCTGTTAGTAAGTCCTTCGTGATTACGTCCTTAACTGAATAAGTAGCGTTAAGGCACTTTTTGCCCTCCCGCACTTAACTGGCTGTTATAATTACTACCAGCGGTATTTTTAGCAATAGTATCTAATTTACTATTGAGTAAATCCGTGTTATTAGCGGTTCTCCTGGTGTTTTGCTCGATGAGGATGAGGTTGCTAAGCTTTTGCGTAGCTATCGTGTAAAGGTCGCCAATAGACCTTCCTCCACTTACGTTTTCAAGCAAAATGGTATTAGTACGTAACTGTGCCAATCTCATGCCTGACAAATTCCCGCTTAGTATCGTTACGCTTTCCTGAGACGCCGAAGTGAGTTGCCCTTTCGTTGAATTTCCTTCACCTGCTTTACTTGTCAAATCAATACCGGTAGCTTTACTCAAATCCTCCAAATCCTTTTTAGCTTTTTCACTGGCAGCTAAATAAGATTTACGTAATGTTTCGATCTCATCGCTGGTCAGCCCACCTTCGCTAAGCGTAGCAAACTGAGTATAGAAAGCCTGTAATTGCTTACGGATTAACTCGCCTTTAAAACCATTAAGGATTGACTTTTGCATGGTGGCCTCGAAAGTCTTACCGAAATCCTGAGTACCATCGGTTAAGGTGCTTATAAAATCTTCTGCAACCTGGTCCAAGGTCGTGCCTACATTTTCTGCACGAAGATTATTTACCAACTGTTCAGCCGTTTCTTTCGCCTTGATCAGGTTGTTAACGATAGTTGCCGTATTGGCGTCAAGCTTACCCTCATCAAGTAAACGCTGAAGCGTGTTGATGTCGGAGGGTAATTTTAATGAATCGAACTGAGCCTGATTCTTTTTAATGATATCAGAATTTAATACGCCAAACTGTACCTGTTCACCATTGTTTATTTTAGTGATTAGATCGTCTAATTCTTTATTTCCTGTCAGTGCGTACTTGCTGGCTAAATCAGAAGCATATTTAGCTTGATTCTCCTGTGCTTGTTTTATTGCAGCTGAATAATCTTTTATCCTGTCAGTACCATAAACATCATTCAATAACGCTACTTGCCTTTCAAGGGCCTTGTTCAACGCCTCTGTTTGTTTATTCTGTAAATCACGATTATAAGACTCCTGCGCCTCTCTCTGAGCAGATTTATTGAAAAATCCAACAACGCTTTGAAAAATATTTAAACCGGCACCAAATATTCCAAGTCCAGCGGTTAATTTTTGAAAGTTAGAACTACTTTCCTTACCTAAAATTTCCTTGAAACCTTTTATCTCTCCTATCTTACCTACAACACTCCCTACTGTGCTTAATACTTTACCAAATTCAGCATTTAAAGCACCAACTTCTGAAGCAACGTTATTTACCTCGCTGGCCAACTCCCTTAAGGCCTGTCCGTTTTTTTCTTTGATGGTCTGCTCAACGACATCAAACAACTCATTTATTTTTTTTATTTGCTCCGGATCTACAATCGCTCCAGATTTGATCTGATCAGCTAATTGCTTTCTGGCAGTTTGCACCAGACGTAATGCGGATCTGGTAGAAAGCTTTTCGATACCTTCAAAAAGCTTTTCGTACGATTCTAATTGAGTGGCGTTCGCAGAATCAAGTTCTTTTATATCTTTTTCGTAACGTTTTTTACGTTCGGCCTGGGCTGCTGGATTAGCTTCCAGATCCTTGATGTCCGAGTTGTACTGTTCAGTTAAGTTTTTACGCTTATCAGCATAGCTCATAAACTCCTTAAGCAAAGCATCAGTCCGCTTTTGTTCCTCCTGTAAGGCCTCTGCTGTAGCTTCCTCCAAAACCTTTTGCTGTCTAGCTACTAACTCACCCCCACCAGCGTCACCGCCTTTGGCTTTATCATCACCTAATAAAGCAACTTGTTTTGCCTTTAGGTTTTCAAGGTAGCTAAAATCAACATTGATCAGTTTGCCATATCGCTCCTTAGCTTTTTCAAAACCAAAATCAGATTTAAACTTTTCGAATTCCTCGTAATATTTTTTCTCCTTATCGATGGTGGTTTTTAAAGTGGCCGCGTTCTGTTTATCACGCAAAGCATCTTCTTCTTTGGTTTGTGCTCCAAGAAGTCCACCTATATCAACACGTAGCCCTTTATTTTTTGGGTTATTATTGAAAGCGATTGCTTTTTCTCGTAACTTTTTATACTTGGCGTCCACATCAGAAAGCTCCTGCGCGTCATCAGATAATTGCTTAGCCCGGCCCTTATTGGTCAATGCATCTATTTCGGCTTGAAGGGTCCGCTGTGCATTGAGCTCAGTTTGTATCGATTTATCTCCACCCTTTTTTAAACGCTCCTGCAAAGCTTTAATCCTTTTATCTATATCGCTACCCTCAATTGCAGAACCTGGTAATTTGTTCAAATCTGCAATGCGTTTTCTGATGGCCGTGATGGATGTCAACTCAGAATCTAAAGCCTCCTTATTAGCTGATGTTTGCATGCGCTTTGCATCGACAATTGCATCAGCAATACGTCTACGCTGGGCATTTAAACCATTGGCTATTGCAGTATAATTTCCAATGGTAGCATCTTTAGTTTCCTTTAGCGTGCCATCCTTAACCCCTTTTATAAACTTCGCTCTTGAATCATAGGCATTTCGAAGCGTTTCAGTCAGCTGGGAATACTTAGTACGCAAATCAGCGAGCGACTGACCTTCTGTTTTGTATTGTTCAGCAGCATCTTGAGCGTTTTGATTGTTTTTTCTACTATCACGAAGATCATAAGCTAATCTCTGATTAGCCAGATCTGAACTTTTGAAAGTAAAAAAGTATTTTATGTTCTCTCCAAATGATCCTCGGAACATCTGGTTCAACTCCCTGACGGTTTCCCTTGCTCCAATAATTATAGGCTCAAATAAATTTTTGCTTAAAAACGAACCTTCCCCGGCAAGAGCTTGCAGTGAAGCATAAAGCCTGTTTAACTCGGCATTTAATCCTCCAATGCTTTCGCCTGCTTTATCACCGTAAGCTTTATCTAATTCTTCAGCTAGTTTCGGCAACATTTCGTTGGCCGTTACTTCTCCGGCTTTCAATAATTTACCTAACTCTTGTTCGGTAACCCCCATTGCTTTGGCAGCCAAAGAAAATGCACCAGGCAACCGTTCTGATAACTGACCACGCAATTCCTCACTCTGAACAGTACCTTTACTGATCATTTGTTGAAGAGCTAAAAAGGTGCCTTGTAAAGTATCATTAGATAACCCTAACACTGCCCCTGCTTTAGCAACAGACTTAAATATTTTTTCTGATTTATCTAAGTCAAAATTGGAAGCTCTAGCGGCGGCCGTAAACTGCTTATATGAATTGGCAATTGAAAAATACTCAACCCCAATATCGTTGGCAAACTTTTTAAGTTCAGCTAATTTATTATCAGCTTCGCCTTCAGAACCCAAGATAAATGTTAATGGGGTTCTAATTCGCTGAAATGCCAATGTTTGATTGAAAACGTATGTTAACGCATTTCCGATGGATAAGTATGCGGATGCGAATCCAAGAAGATCCTCTCCCGCACTCCTCAATGCTCCACGATAATTACCAACATTCCGTTGATGATTACCCATTTGGGCATCAAACCTCTTTAAAGCATCGTTTAATTCATTGTATTCTTTAATTTTTTTACGTAACTCAGGTGTAAGCTTTTTAAAGCCATTTTCAGCGCCTTTAATTTCATTGCCTAAATCACGTAATTTCTTTTGTGCTTCATTATAACTTCCAGATACTTCCTGGGCTGCCCTTCTTGCAGCTCTTGCCGCCTCAACCTCTTGCTTTCTGGCAAGCGTCATTCGGGTAATCTCAGTACGAAGGTTTTGCTGCTCAATTTTACCTTGAGCCAATGTGGCTGTTAATTGCTGTTGAGCTACCTTGTTACGCTCAATTTCAGTTCTATATTGTTGCTGCGCGATTTTACCCTGCTGCAAATCGTTCTTTAATGCTTGTTCAGCTGCACGTAGACGATCAAGTTCTGTTTTATTGGCTTGTTGAGCTACCTTACCTAATTCAAGCTCGTTTCTATATCTCTGCTGCTCTTGCCTTAATCTTTCAGTTTCAACCTGAGCATCAGCCAGCGCTTTTCTTAATCCAATTTGCGCCTGCTGATACCCTGTAATTGGCTTGGTATCAAAACTACCGGACGTAGTTATTCCAATATCACGAAGCTCCTTTTTTAAGCTTTGTACGTTCTTGATAGCCTCAGTTATATCTAACTGTGCCTTATATTTTAATCCACCCCCCGAGGTAATCCCTTTTGCCATAAAGCAAAATTACCCCGTATGGATGGGGTGAATTGGAATGAGGGGTTACTAACTATTATTAGTAAATTCGCAATTATGATCACGACCCTTTTAGAAAAAATGGCAACTTGTACCAAGGTATTTTTACCAAAATGGCAAAGCAAATTTTATTGTAACTGATTTGTTACAATAAAAAACGTAACAGAATTTGGTTTCAGCATTCTATACTCCTATGTTTAAAAATATTAGTTTAAATGAAAATTTCAAAGGTTTATGATTTATGTATTTTTTACGCAAATGAATGAATGAATGAACCAAAAGTCATGCCGCTGTTAAAAGAGCAATAATGAATAGGTTTTACGTTTGTTTGCGTCACACAAACGTGTATATTCGTTGTTATTAAGCGGAAGGAGCTGAAATAGGAATATGTTCTACAGACATATTTTTTTGTACAACAAGGTTTTGTTCAAAAAAAAAATCCTACTTTTGCGGCCCGGTTTAAAAAAAGTTAAACAAAACTTACATAACACTCTCTCAAAATCATGAACGTAGTTAAAGATTCTAAAAATAATTTTCTATCTGCAGAGATGGATAAATGGTTTGACGGAATGATTAATGAATTAACCGTCGATAAAATGATGATAGAAAGCAATATTGCTGACAAAAGCAAAATTGATTTTTATAATACAATTACATCAGGGAATTCTAATACTATAAATCAACTCGCAAGAGTTCAGAGCTCTCAACATTTTATTAAGGAACTGCTGAGAGACTATATTACTCAATTATTATCCTATAATAGAATCCCTGGAGAAATTGCTTTCGATTTATCTGATGCAAAAATACTTGTCTGGGCAAAGATTAATAATGATGATGACAAAACAGAAGATGCACTTTTGCTAGCAGAGGCGAAAGCAAATTCTAAGTTTTACGATTATGGATTTTTTATCTCTTCAACTATAGTAGAAGATAGAGATAGTTTATCTATTCCCCCCCATTATACGGAACTGAAATTGAATTGATAAATGGCCGATTTTAACGCTCACCTCACTCAAGCCAAACGAAATTGCCAAATATTAAAATCAATGAATGCTTTTGTAAGCGATAGTTGGGATTGGCAATTAACTAATGCTTTTTATGTTGCTGTTCACGTTGTAAATGGACATATGGCTAAAATTGATAACCAGCATTATAAATCCCATGAAGCGATAAAAAATGCACTCTTTGCTATTGATAAAGTTAAAGTTCCAGAAAATGTTTATTTGGCATATGTCAAACTGGAGCAGCTTTCAAGGAGAGCAAGATATCTGTGTAGTGAAAAAAAATCAGATGACAATTCCATATCATATCTAACTTATGAAGTTCACTTCGCCAAAGCAATAAGGCATCTAGATGTTGTCCTAACATATTTTTGCGGCAGACACAAAATTGATTTTCCAAAATCATCCTTGAATTGTGTTGAATTAAAAGGTGACACATTAACGTATTTTGAGCATCAGGCACAATCTGCAGCATAATATTTAAGCCACCCCATAAAGGTGGCTTTTAACATACCTCCGCCCCTCTTGAAGGCTTAAAAAAACTGCTTGCCTCAACTCTTTTCTTAACAAGCTCGGTCCCTTCATCCTCATCGCTATTGATGGATCCAAGATAAAGCATGTAGTTTGTCCATGACATTTTCCATAGCAACTGATCTAAAGTAAAAGCGCCTTTGAAGTATCTTAAGACTGATCCAATTGATGAATGTGGGAGGCTATCAACTCGCTCCCGTCTAGCGGACTTGCTTTTGGTTTTAGAACTTGGATTGTTCCCTTCGCCAAGGCAATAGTACTCAAAAAAGAATCAAGGCCGACATTATCTAACGAATAAAGCATGCAGGTGTACAGATCGTCATGATCCATATTATCTCGGATAAATTCAATCAGTTCTGGTTTTGGTTCATGCTTATTGTTTTGAACTGCAGCAGCTACGATGTAAATAATTGTTGGCAAATGTTCGGCAAACAATGGCAATAATACCTCTGACTGTTGTCCGTGGGTAATCTCCTTGGGCAAAGTAACTGCTTTAGCAGCGATGCGAAACATGTTTCCAACTTTGCAAGGATGAAAAACCAATGTTTTCTCCTTCACTACCGCCTGCCTGGTCAACCATTGCCAAAATGTTCTATTCGGTTCCGCAATTGATATGGTTATTTTGAATGGATCCTTACCGGCCATTGCCTGAGCAGCTCCACTAACTATATTATCTTCAGTAATCATTTTTTAAGTATTAAAAAGCCCTTACGATTGCAAGGGCTTAATTTTATGCTTCTTTTTTAGGCTTAGATACTTCAATAAATCCAGTACCATCTTTCCCGTGTCGATTCGCCAATTCGTCTGAAACTTCTACTTCCTGACCTTTGGTATACGTGGTATTTGTTTTCGCAACATGAAATCCCACCAAAACTTTAACCTGCTTCATGGTTAAGGAGTGGCATCAATTGGGGTTCCGTCTGGCGCTAAATATTGAAGCCTATAAGTATAATCTTCTGTTTTTCCAGCCGGGCGATAAGTCATGATAGTTGCGGCCAATACTTTCTTTTCAACATCAGTCCTTGTCTTGTTGCCGTTGTTAGACACTGTAACTTCAGTATTAAAATATGTACTGCGTGTTTTAACACCGTTAGTGGGGCGTGAAGTGATTCTAATAGCTAGATTAGAAATTTTCTTTTTTGCCTTAAAATCGAAGGTAGAGGTGGCAGCAGTATAATCAACTTCATACAATTGCTGTAATAATTCTGGATTCTGAGATAGAACACTCAGGTTTAAAACATCACCTTCAGCTGGAGCATAAAAGTTCACAACTGCAGCATCTTTATCCTCTGGAGTGATGCTTGTTTTTGTCGGATTGTTTTCGACGAAACTTACAGAATCCTGGGTAATATTTTCAATGCGCTTCCATGCGCTATCTAAAACTACACCAACTTTAGAAGCAGGCGCCCATTCTACTATTTCAATACCGGAAATGAATACTTCTTCTTCCATAATTTACTTGTTTTATGCCTACTTACCTGCTGGTTTTGGGCGGTGATTAAATATTTTTATAATTTTCTTGTATACTTTGATATCTGAACATGATGCTTACAAAAAAGGCTCCATCAGTATCTTGCAGCATTATTGGTGCTTCTTCAATCCAACACCTGAATGTTGGCCTGTATTGGGAATCCACTAATGGCGTAATTGCTTTCGCTAAATTACCCAGCTTTTCATAGTCGGGCAATGATTGGGGTTTACCATCTATCGTTGATGAAAGATTAGGGTAATATCCGTTTATGTATCCGTAGAAAGATTGATCCTGTGCATTAGTTCCTGTATTTACGCGGACAACGATATCGGATTTTGCGCTGTTAGATGGACGTTGACCAGGATAAATTTTACCGGTAATTATACCAGTGATGCCAGGTACATTTATCAACCCTCTAATATCGTTTACTACATCAAATCCGTTTTTCATTACTTAAATAAGGCTTTTACTTCCTCTTCAAAAATCAATGTTGATCCTTTGATAACATCCCTATCGACTGACTGAACAAAACTTGCGTAATTCATACCGGCAACGATGTACATTACGATATCATCTTTACCTGCGCCGTAAGTAGCGAGCCTTTGAGCGGTTTCAGTTCCTATTTTTGTGCCCTCATCACCTTTGCCAATTGGCGGGAAATAAGTTTCAATAATTTGGCCCTGCTGAACGATGCACATTCCTATAGATCCCCGAAGGTTCCATGTAATGTTACCGAAACCACCATCATCTTTGGTCTTAGCTCTGGCCCGATCAACTGCAAGCTTTCCTTTTTGCCGGTAAACTTCCATAAGAGAAGAAAACCAGGCGTTTGAATCGCTTTCGATGAGCGCTTGCAGATCAGCATCGCTAAACTCCGCTACTATCTTAAACATCGATTCTGTGGCTTAACTGTCCATGATATACGGCTCTTACGGTGCCGGAGAAATGACCTTCAACAGAAATATGCATTCCTGGTAATGGCAAAGTGATTCCTGCATCGACCCTGATCTTTCCAATCTGGTTTACGTCGGTACTGTCTTCGTTTTTGAAAACTTTTGTACCTCCTAAGTAAAACCTACATGGAGCTTCAATAGCCTGACCTGGATCATCCGGTAAAGGATAGCCTGTATCAGGATCCTGCCCACCTGGCGCACCGGGAATAACAAATGTCATTACATGTGGCCTCGTTTCAAGCCCTCCATTGCCGCTGACTAATGTTTGGAATGATAATACACCGCCTTTTTCAATCTCGCCGCCTACATAAGCAACCTGCAGCTCAAAAAAGTAAACTTGATTGGCTTCTAACCCACGAACCAGCTTATTTACGTTACCATAATCAAAAGGAATGGTAACCTTAGTAGTAGTGGTGAAATCATTGGTTTTACTCAGAAGAAAAGCAAATTCCTGTACGGTGGTTGGATCAGTGATATTGGTGCTCCCGTTTAGTTGGGCTGTTGTGTATTGCACATCTAGTGCCGGCTTAGTCGTTACCATAATAAACGCTGTGTTACCGTTGGCTTAGCCACTGGCGTAACCGTTGGATCCGTCTCTCCCCATTTCTTCAATAGGAAGCTATAAACCTTAAGCAGCTGCGCCCTATCCGGAATCTTAATCGATACATCATCTTCCGTCACATCAGCCGTAGTCATCAACGTAAGAAGAAGCCCCGCCATACACATATCAATTGCTCTCTCAGCATCTTTCGCATAAATGGCACTGCCAGATAACGATGCATCAATAAGCGCCTTCTCTATCCTGTTATCAGGTATAGCGAAATTGACTGTAGATATTAGGGCCTCTTTTATGGTCATATCCGACTAAACTATTTCTACGTAACCAATACTGATTAAATGATCAATTCTATCCTGAGATAAATGGCTGATATCGCTTTCATGATCATACTCTTTCGAGAAATCATCTTTATCACGGAAAGACCTACCTTCAACCACATTGTATTTAACATCTTCTTTTAATTCAGGTGGTGCAATCATAGCATTGTAAATACTATCGACCTGCTCAGCAGAATAACCTTTATCGTCAGCCAATAGGGCTTCCTTCACTTCTACTTCAGACTTTCCTTCATAAATAAGCGGACCGTATTTTGCAACGGCCGCTTTTAGTGAGTTTTTATTGAAATTTTCCATTATACTTGAACGGTAGTGGAATCCATTAAATAAATCTGGCTTCCGTTGTTAATTACTGGAACTACTCTAGCTTGAATAGAGTCAAATTTGGCCAAGTAAGGCTTATTTTGTGCCCATGACGACAATAACATGAAGTTATCAACGATTGTGTAGGTTACGCCTTTATCCTGGTTTGATGGATTCATTTCGGCTAATCTAGCCCAAGTTAAAGTACCTACTTCTTCCTGAGTTAAGAATACTAATGCACCAGTAGCCCAAGGGGTAACGGTTGTTTGTACTCCGTTTTTCTCATAGCGGAATGATTTGGTAACAATCTCAAACGTGAAGCCGTACCTGTCAGAAGTGAACGTATTTAACTGGCCTAATGATGGCGTTGGAATATTGCTACCAACAAAATTTTGGCTGAAAGCAAATAACTCTTTTGCCTGGGTAGTCTTAGCCATGTTGTTGAAGGCCGCTCTATCCAACATTACTTTTGTGATTACATTGCTATCCAAAGCTGCTTTATCTAAAACTCTTTGGATATCGTCGAAAGGCTTTGAAGCAACATCACTCCACAATGTAGTAACACCAAATTTATTAGCCGTTAAGTATCCATAATTTAGGCGGATACCCGTGCCGGTATTTTCGTCGTCGTTAATCAACGCTACCCCTGATGATAATCCTTTTAAGAAAATCTCTTCGTTACGCTCAGGAACAGAACGAACCAACTTTACTGGGTTGGCCAACAATTGGCCTGAGATAATTGATCCAACAACACCAGTATTGATCATTTGATCGATATCGGTTAACTGAATTTCATCAAGGGCGTATTGTAAACCCATTTTAGGGATTTTTCCGCTATCTACAGAGATAGCATCCATCTTACCTAATGGTAGATCAGAATTCATTGCTACAACATGAGCCATGATCTGAGTGTTGTTTGCAGTTACGCTTTTCCAGTTACCATCAATAGAAAACACTTTCCTAAGCATTCTTAAGTGGTAGTAATCCGTAGGCACATCTTTTGTACCGTTAACTTTGGTAACTACATTTTGAACTACGCCGTTCAGTTGACCGCCGTCTTCGATGTATTTTTTATAATCCATAATTAGTCAGCTCTCTGATCGATTAATGGCACTGCTGCTTTGAAAGCTGCTGAAATTGTAGCAAAGTCAAAGTATGCGGCCGTTGGGTTAATAGTCCCTTGCGTTAGAATACCAGCGAAAGGTTTTGATTTTAGGATTGAACCGTCTAAAACACCTGTGTAGGTATGTCCTGATGGTAAGCTTCCATAAGCTGTTGCTCCACCGTTCAAAGGCAATGGTTTGTGAACACCTGTTGTTGTTTCTACGATGATCGGGTGACCAGCGTAAATAACGTCAGGCGCGAAGCCTGTTACATCAAGCGTACGTCCACCCCTAATAGTTGCGAAACGGTCTACGATGATCACGCTATCTCTAGAGTTATCAACCGTAATCTGTGCATTATTTAAGTCTGCGTACATAATCGATTAATTTTTAAATGTTTTGTAAGATTTCATCAACAACCTCTGCCGATGCTACTTTTGGTGCTGCAGGTGCTTTACCACCTTGACCACCCGCTGGTCTATCTCCGCCTAATCCATTGTTTGCTTCATCCTGGATAAAAGCTTTTACGCTTTCAGTTTTGCCAGTTGCCCATTCTTGATAATCTGCATCATCTTTAAATGATAGCCTGTCAAAGTCTTTCAGTGCTTCAGTTTTATAAGCCTCAGAAGTACCTTCCAATGTTTTAGCGTATTGTTCCCTGCGGGTTGTTAACACTTTTTCGCCACTAAATGCCGCAATCTGATCGGTTAAAGCTTTCGTTTGGGCTGCCTGGGCTTCCATGAATGTTTTCATCCAAGCTGGTGCATCATCAGGTAATTCAACTTTACCTTCTTTTGCAGCCTTTTCAGCAGCTTCTTTTTCTGTTTTTTCCTTTTCAGTTTTCTCTTTTGCTTCTTTTGCCCGGTTATGATCATCCATGGCGGCTATCTCTTTGAAAGGAGTTAGTTCGTTGATGGCGTCAATGTTTGCATCGATAGCGGTGTCGTCCGAGTCGTCCGTTAATCCCTTCTCTGCACGGAGCGCAATGGCATCCAATCTTTTCTGCGATAGATTTGCTTTTTCGCCTGCTGCTTTCGCTTTCAGTCGTGCTGCGATCTTTTCTTTAAGTGTCATAAAATGTGTTTTGGGTTTTAGCTAAGTTGCATCCGTTAATTACTCGTTCTACACCTTGCTGATTGAACCCAAAATTACCTGTAAGGTGTGGGCTGATAAAGTAAACGCGGTTACTTGGATGGGTTGGTAAAACAATGCGGCCGCGATGCATGTTGTATGGAAATGCCGCGTAGAAAACACGTAGATATTGAACTGGATGGAATTGCAAAGGAACTCGGAGCGGAAGTTTACCAGGAAGGTGGAGGTTTCGTTTGCATACTTCCATGTGATGTGCACAGTAGTGTGGTTGGGCGTGGTGCGTCCGTGGCGGAAGCGGTGAACAACTGGGATGCAAAATTGCAGGCTCATTTACGTAATGCCGGGGCAGACGATTCGGTGGTTCTGTTTGTAAAGGCTCATTTAGCAAAACAGTCCTACGTGGCTCCTAACATGCGGTCTGGCAAACCAACATGGACCGAAAAACCACAACACGTAATTGACTTCGAAAACCAGTTCTACACTGGGAAATCCAAAAGGAAGTAATTATATTTACTTCATGGCTAAACGCGCTCCAAATCCAAACACAGCTTACGGAAGAAAAAGATTAAGAGAGGAACATCAGCAATGGCGGGCAAATATCACTCCGCAAGAAAGAGAAAAATCTGATAACTTTGCTTTTTGGGGCGTTCTCATCGTACTTGCGATAATTGTGCTTATAGTGTTTTTAATTGGCGGCACCGACGGTGTTCTTCATTGGTTTACCAAATAAAAAAAGCCACACATTTCTGCATGGCTAATTACCCAGTGCGCTACCTTTCATTCACGCATTTGCCACCTCTGTGGGCGACCTTCTTTCATTGAACTAACTGGGGTTGAACAAAAATATACTAAAAGTTAACAAAACGAGGAGTGAAACCGCCTTGATGACATCCAACAATCGGCAACATGCAATCTCCATTGATATCTACACCTGGTAAGGTGGTTAATCTATTGTAAAATATCTTTTTATGATCATCATCAATCAATAATGGATCAATCAATAAATGGCATCCACCGCGAGTTTCAACAAAAGTACAAGCATCAAGGTTGATCGAATCGTATTGCTGAATTAGTCCGCGAACTTCGCCTGAATGGTATCCATCAAAATCAAAGTCAATATAAACGGTCCGGCTTTTGGCTTTCTGAATTTCTGACATTACCTCTTGATGGGGATTATGGCCATTGTAGTTTTGTGTTACCAGGTTAGCAAACTTAACCAAAGCGTTTTTAGTTGCCTTGATCATATCCCTTGGATTAGGTGTAATGTAAATAGCTAAACATTCCTGCGGTATCTGATTACCTTTTTGTTTATACGATCCAACCTCACACTCCAATTGCTTAATTTTTGACAGTAAAAGATCTTTACTTGATGTAAACCTTTTCAATTGTGCTTTATCCGATTTTATGTGTACAATTTTACTGGTTTCATCGCTAATATATTTTGATCTGGCAAATAAGCACACATAAAATGTTTCATGCTTTTCAAGATCAGGTAGCCATTTAATAAAATCAATCAGCTTTTGTTCGTCTGTAATAATTTTGTAGTTCATAATGATTAATTTAAATTGTTGCCAACTCCGCGCTACCAACAACTTCAAATGGTCTTTCATAGTTCCAAAGGCCAAGCATGCCTTTGACACCCAATATTGGTTCGTCATACATTACCACATCACTAAGCACCCATTGGTAGCATGGCACCTCTACAAACTGAAGTTCACCATTAACCTTTCGCGATACCAATGTTTTATGATCTGCCCAAATGCTTTTGTGGTCCAGAACACAATCTATTATTGTTGCTTCACCAATGATTGCACCGTTCAGTTTCATGGCTTCCCAAGTGGCTTCCTTTTGATTATCGATAAGCGTATCCCATCGGTTATGCCCAATGATATCGCGGGGTGATCCTTTCATAGGCTGACCGCTGGCATGCAGATATATCCTGCCTCTATAATTTGTATTTCTGGATCTGTTCTCTACAGGTTTTGCTCCCATTGCAATGAGGCTGCACCATGGCTGTTTAATTGATAAGGCTTTCATAACTGTATTTCTTAATGTAGTTTTTATATTACGTATCGGCTCTAAACCGGATAAAATGGATTATCGGGTAATCAGCCGATATTAATTTTGGCCCCGATAGTATTTGGTTAATTCTTTTGTAGTGATGGTCTTGATCAGGGCATCAGTATTAGCGCCTACCAACTTCGGATCGGTTGTGCTAATGGATAACAACGTGCCCCGATCGAAAGTAAACTTGATGAAGTGCCCGGAAACATTGCGATAAAAGTAAATGTTCTGCCTTGTTGAAAGCTGTTGGCCAACGCCAGTGATCTTTTTGGTCAAAGTGAATGCTGTATCCAGCAAAGAACGATGGTTCCTCTCTGTTACCCTCTCCACATTTGTGAAGATATCCAACTGTTTTGATTGCGATTTGGCGGCCAATGATCCCATCACCAGCAACGCCATAATAAATAGATTTCTCATATGCCACGAATCCCCGCTACTTTCATAGCGAGGCGAAGTGACCAAAATTTCTTATATTGCATCTATGTTGACGTTTAAGCAAGTGGTATTACTAATTGTTGCTGTGCAGGTATTTGTGTACATCTTCGTTAGCATGGCAAATCTTTTGCTGCCAAATAATCGTAAACCTTTAAGCAAGGCGGATCTCGATACAATAATCAGAAACTGCCCATCTTGCGCCTCTCCAATGTATAATGCCAGAAAAATTGAGCCGAATAAATAAGCTAATCGGCTCAGTGGTTAGCTTGGTTTAAATAATACGATCCATTTGCCGGTTTTTTCTTCCGCCGATTGCCATTGGTTATATAAATTAATAGCCATTACGTTATCTTCATTTTCAACAATAATTGGCCTTTGATAAGGATTAACCTCATACACCTGTAAATGTTGCATTAGGGATTTGAATTGATCCAAGCCAGATACTTCTATTGTATTAGGTAAATCTGTATTTGCAGGCCAATCTAAGATGTTAATCATTGGCTCAAAACCCATCATCTTAGCCTTTTCTTCAGTAACCTCGCTTGTAAGGCCGATTAGTTGCCAATCGAAGTACGGTATTTGTTCTTTAAGCCTAAATGAATAACTTACATCTCCGAAAATCAAATACTTTGAATTTTTTATTGTTGCTATTTCAAAATCTACTGTATCAATCGGCACCTTAACAAAAAGCACAGTTCCCTTTTCTGTTTTATGTTCTACTTGCATGGCTCTATTTTTTTGAAATGGTTTCCAACATTAAATTAACCTCTTGGCCTGCATATTCTTTCATGCTTCTTTCTATGCACCAATTAAGATGCATTAACGACATATCTTTTTTAGGATTTAAAACCAAATCTCTAAATGAGTTGTATCCTAAATCTATTGCTTGGCAATCTTTAATTTGTTCAATTGTTTTCATAATTTAATCGTTAATGGTTTTTAGTACACTGATTTAGGTTCTTATTTAATTGGTTTGTAGTGGGTGATTGGATGGGTTTAACAAGACTTCGGCTTAAAACTATCTTCCCTACTCAAATCTGTTTCATTCGGTGCAACCACATAGCTAAGTTCTTTCATTTTAGGTATATCATCATCAATCACTCCAATGAATGGCGGCAGGTAATTATGCCCACAACAACAACCTGTAGTAGATATACCCAATTCCCAAAGCAATTGTATCTCGCCAGACAGGCAAGCATCAACACAAATAATTTCATTTGCTGATCCATGTGTTTGTCCAATCATGTGATTAGGACGCGGAAGGGAAACCTGGTTCCCATAACTTCCCGCTTCAATGTTTATACAGTTGCACATATTATTCCTCATCCCTAAAATAAAGCTTGTAAAAGTTCATGCTTTTATCTTCGTCAAATCCTTTCTCAATCAGTTCTTTACTGCCTAATACTGAAACCTTAAAATTCTTATCGAGCTTAATCTCATTCTTGAATTGACGAACTTTCGCTTTTACTGCTGGTTCTGATATTTCAAATGATTCACCGATCCCCACCTCATAATCATTCTCGTAGTTCGTTTTATAATCAGTAAATAACTTAACAGCCTCATCATTGCCGATTACCTCTGCACCGAATTCAGCCTGATCAAAGCGTTCTTTTTCTTTGAAGTACTTAGCAGATCTGTTTAGCAAATCAATTTTTGACGCTTTGGAAAGTTCGTAGTCATCATCAAGCTTTTCAGTAATAAAGTTCTTGATAACCCCCATCACGTTAGCGGTTTTACTATAATCATCATTTCTGATTGCCAATTGCAAAAATTCATCTTTCCAGTAGATTGCATGGTTTGCTTTCTCCTGGTCAAATACCACTACTTTATAACCTTCTGCCTTTTCGGTGTTAAAAATCAAGCATCCTTTATCCAGTTTGTTAATACTGATACCATCCTGTTTATACGACATGCCAAAACCATCATTCTGTGGGTATACACTCAGATAGGTATCTTTAGTTTCTGATTTGAAAATACCAATAGCGTCCAGCTGCTCCCCTTCAATTTGCACCTTTTCAAAATAAGCCACATACAATTCGCCTGATTTTATCTTTGGATGGTTGGCAACATCATAAAGGTGTTTAGCTAATAACTCCGATCCCTCATGATGCCCATCCGGCTCATTAAACATTTCACTAACGAATGAATACACGTCATTCAACGATAAGTTATTATTTGGGTGGTAAAACCTAAACACCTCATTGGATTTCTCAAACGGTTTTAGAAAGAACTGCATAAGCAAGTTGCTCATTATTTCGTCATTCACGACCAATGGCGCATCAGACAATTTGTAATATTCTTCCAGTAATTTATTACCGGTATGGTGAACCGATAGTTGCTTCAATGAAGCTTCAAAAAATGATATCATAATTTTATGGATTAATGGTTTAAAATGTTAATTTTGAATTCCACCCTCCGAGAATGATAATTTCTACCTCGGGTGGCGGAATTGGTAGACGCGCTAGTCTTGAAAACTAGTGTCCGAAAGGGCGTACGGGTTCGAGTCCCGCCCCGGCCACCGTGGGGAGTTTGGAGTGATCTGGCTCCCCATACTTTTTACTGCTCTCCATTTCTATCTGCCAGATCCCAATCTTTGGCGTTATACTTTTTATCACCTAAAACTGAAAGGTGCTGCGCTATAAGTTCACCATGATAAGTGCCAACCTGTTTGGATAATTGCTTAAACAAATCAATGCTCGCCTGCTCGTTGCCACGCAAGCGCTTATTCTCTCTTTCTAAAATTGCTGTTTGTGTCATTTTAATTAATTGACTTTAATATTTCGTGAATTACCCTTATTCCCTGCTCCTTAACTGATGTATATGTTCCGATTATCTTATTTGCTTCTAAAGCTTTAGATACAGCGACTAAAAGGTTTGCTTTCTCATCAGGGGTCATGGTTTCAATTAATTTATTCATCACTTACCCCTCCTTTTCAACTTCGCATTGTGTGAGTAACGTAACCGGTTAGATTTATTTTTGCTAGACTTGCCAGTGCCAAAACGCAAACCGTATTCTTTTGGCGAAAGGCCCGAATCATTGAAAAGGAATGGATTAAAATCTAGACCTCCGTAGGCATTTACGTTAATAGCTTCTTTGCTTTTGCGATGCTCACGTGTAGCTTTTAGTTCGCCACCCTGTGCCTGTGATTGGTGTTGTTGAGCAACTAATGGTTGTGTAGCTTGTGCGCCTCCCAACATTGATGCAATTGCAAGAGCTCCAATACCTGCAGCCCTCCCGATCATTGTTCTTCTCATATTATTGTTTATTTAATTACTGCACTAATCGCCAAACCGATGGCGGTCCAAAGGCATGCGCTGATCACTATGATAGCGAGCCAGGTTATTGCTTTGATGGTCATGCCGAATACACAAGCTCCTTACCTGTCAAAGCGAAATATAAGTTTTGTAGTTGGTGGAGGCTTCCAATGTGTTTTAAAACAACCATTCCGAATGGTCCTGACAAGTAGATCATACATGCTCCACACTTATCGATTATTGTAAGTTTTAATCCATTATCAAAAGTTTCAAAGGATCCATTAAATGGATCGGCAACAAACCCACACTTCAAAATAATTTCTTCGGATAAAGGGATGGCACTAACTTGGGTATGCCATGCACTATCGCCAGTCACCTGAATACAGTTGTCTAAAGATATTACTCGTTTATAGTTGTCCGGATGTTTGGTGGTAACCAAATTGCCTATTCGTAATTCTGTTGCTTTTATCATTTTAATTGTTAGTGAAATAAGTGTATGCGCTTAGCGCTGCCAGGCACACCCACCAAAGGATATGCTTTGCGTTTGTTATGGTGGTGCGGGATTGGATCATAATCCTAATAGTTCAGGGTTCTTATGTACGTTACCAATCACCTTCAAAAAGTAACTACCAAGGTTATCCGTGCAGAAACCCCCTGCCATGCACCTGTATTTTATCTGAAATGCGCCAATATTCTCATTGTACTTAATGCCTGCTTTAAATTTCTCGTCAGATGGTTTGCCGTGAATATTAATGCGAACCTCACAGACATCGTCTTCATAGATGTCTTTACCTTCAGTATCTTTTAATCCTGTGAACTGCATTAAAAGCGGCTTAGATTTATTATTCTCAATTTCAATGTTAGGAGTATTGAAGGTTTTATCGGCTTCTTTATAAATCACGCCATCAAAAGAAACCCAATCTCCGTATTCTGAATTAATCATGTATTGACCATTCCATGCCCTAAACTTAATTTCCCTCATAAACTATATTTTGTGCTCAACCGAGCGATGTAACGGTGTAAAAAAAGTAGCCGGGAGAACCAATCCCGACTACTAAACCAAACCTCAAACTAAACCATGACCATGCGGCCAAATGTGTTGCCAGTACTTCGCGGATTCCCGCTGACTGGGCTTATAATGGTGCGGACTATTGGCACCCGATTAACCATTTCCCGTGATCTCACGTTTATAAATGTACTCGTCCAGTCCATGTCAGGATAAAAGGACTCGAACCTTTGACCTCTTGCTCCCAAAGCAAGCTATCTACCAACTGATATACATCCTGTTTTTACCCCGCTTTAGATCAGAAAGCAGTGTCTCACCCCTCCTACTGAGAATGTTGTTTATTCATTAAATACATCCAAAAATTTGCCGTCTTTTGGCGGGCACTGCAATCCTGTTTGTTTATAGAGACTTTTCCAATTGCAGTACTATTGTGTCCCTTGTGTACCGTGGAGGATTCGAACCACCCACACACCACCGAAAGATGGTTGCTCTACCACTGGAGCTAACGGCACGTTTAAATAACAATAGGGCTACTGGGTCACGGTTGTTTAAGCACGTTGCTGTCACCCTATTGTTTTGACTGTCTTTCCGGTCTGTCACGATTTTACATACTGGCTGGACTATTGTTTAGCTACACTATTACACGGTGTATGCTTCGAGGGCATTCGCTACAGCTCGCTTTTGCCATTTACGGTGATTCGCTGAGTAAAAAATTTCTTTTGTTTAAACAAAGGCGGCCATCCTGATCACTAACCCATATCTGCCGCCTGTTGCTAACGCTCTCAATGCCAAAGCCACGACTTGTTTCAGATCGTGGCGACTTAGTACAGGTACTTCAAATAACGTTTGGCAATTAGCTTTCTGCCTTTTGCTTATACAATAATAAACATATTTCCCTAATTTCCCAAATAAGGGAATGATTTATTTTCACTTTGTCCTAATTGCCCCCTATTAGACATTTGCAAGTGCAGTATTTCTTTTGCACCTTCACAGAAAATTAAATAGCTCTCATTATGGCAGAAGAAACCAGCCCAAAATTTTCGATCATTAAATTTATTCCACTATCGGTCTTGGTCGTGATACTCTCTCAAGCGTCAATGATAGCCTACTACAATCAGTTTAACTTTTCTCCAATTACCTATTTTGATTATTTTGAGATCATAATTTCATCAACAAAAGATTTTATCATTATTTCTATTTTCTGTCTGCTGTATTTTCAATCTTTTCTCGTATTAGTCCCAAATATCGGAGATAGACCCAATAGACTAGATATATCCAAAACTTACAAGGAGAAAAAATCCATATACTTTTCAAAAATAAAGTCTCAGTATTTAATCGGTATAATATCCTTTATCATATACTTTATTTTAGATACTATAATCCCAGAAAATAACATCAACTTTGCGGCTGTTTCGCCAATTATTTTTTTTGGATTATACTTTATTATCGTTGGAAACACCTTAAAGTTCAGGCTTTTCAAACTTATGAGAGGTAGTAACTATTATATCATAAAAAATTATTTTCCGTACATTGATCCAACAGTTTTCTTTTCACTTATAATTTTATTTTTTTCAACAATTGCCTTTTCAGTAAGCAAATCAATTTATATAAGAAGGAACAATCCATATCAAGGAACATTACTAGTTACTGAAAGTAACGAAATTATAAAATGTACTTCCAAAGTGCTATTTATAGGTAAATCTCAAAAATATTATTTCTTATTCAATACCCCTGATTCTTCAATAAGAATCATATCTCGTGACAATCTGAAAAAAGAAGTTATTAAAATTAATCCTAACTGCAATTACTTATATCGTTTTTAATCAACCGGATTTAGGGTTTTAGGCCTGCGCCTTAGCAGCATCACGTTTAGCCACTTCTGCCTCAATCTTCTCCATCTCTTCGACTATGTTATCAGTAAAACCTAACGTTTTGACGGCAGTCTCGATTGACATCAACCCTGCCCCTACCAGTTGCACTATACGCTGATATTCCTCTGTGAGGTTGCGTGGTAGCTCTATTTTGAATTTTGGCTTAACTGGCATGCTCACGCTCGGTTTTACGGCAATGTTAAGAACAGCCAATGCAGATTTTAAGAAATTAAGGTGGCGCTGCCATTCCATGCCCAAATCGCCCTGCTGATCAGACTTAGCCTGATTGGTTGCTGGTAAGAACATCATTTCGATAGCAACACCTGGTATGTTCGATGAGCCTTTGATCTGCTCCATTGATATTTGAGGCGTATTCGTTTCGTCGTAAATATCCCGGCGAAGGTTTTCTCGCTCATCTTTGGCAGATTGCTGAGAGCCTTTAGCCTCAACATACTTTAAATCACCTCCATCGGCCAATTGGAAGCTTTTACGAGTGTTTTTAGTGCCACCACCGCTACTGGCAATTATTTCTCCGGTAGCCGCTAAGATTGGGAATGCACTTTGCTGGTTTTCATCTGCAGTATCGCTATCACCTTCCTCAACACGCTCAATTTTTGGCAATACATCAGCATATTGTGGGCGTTTCTGTCCGTGAAATACGAAGTTGGCTTTACCGTACTTTATGTCCACCTTTTTTTCTTGTGCCCAGGCACCCTCAGCCTCAGAAAATGTGATGTAGGCCGTTGTTGTAAATAGGTCCATCTTATTAACGTCCTTTTTATCGACCTTAACAGTGTATTTACGGGCGCAGGCGATCATCTTGCGGTACTGATCATATAGCGGGATGATGATATTGCCATCTTCTGGACTATAAAGGGAGCATTCCATTTTAAATATGGTTGCATCTGGTGCAATCCCGGTCCAAAATCCTTCTTCAATAGGCACGCTATACCAAACAACCAAACATTGAGTGTAATTCTTTTTGATCTTATCGATCTTCTGGGCAATGTAATCAAGCTTATTATCTTCCCATGTCTTTTTAAGCATGGCAAGCATGGTTTCATCAGTGGCATTACCATCGCGAACTTCAGCTTCTATCTCGATACCACCAGACAGGGCCATTCTAACTGCCCATTCTGTAATCTGCTTTTGAGTATTAGAAGGAATACGATGAACATCACGTTTTTCAGTGCGGTAGGTCATGTTACCGGAAGCATCGAGGACACCAGTAGCTATCTCAACATCACGCCATGGCCGGTAAAGAATATCTTTAACAACCTTATGGTTCTCCGGTTCAATATCGTACACGTACTCCGGTATTTCAGGTGCCAAATCGGTCACCGTTTCCACCAGTTTCTTCGGATCACCCAATAACTCCTCTAGTTCCTCTTTCTCCATATTATATGCCATTGCCGAATAGGCAAAAGCAAAAATACCCCACATAAAGCAGGGTATTTTGGATGAGGGTTTATTTGTTGCGTGTAGTAAGGTCGCTATCTCTTCTTAAACTTCACCTGGATAAATGAGCCAAGGTATTTGATGTGCCTATCACCACTAACAGCCCTATAAACTTTACGCCAACCTCCCTTAAAAAATACCCATGATTTATCTTTTGATAATGGATGATGCTCCATACCGATCAGGGCATCCATGTAAGGAGATAACTCCCGTTCCGATACAACCTTATCTCCTACGTTCTTCCGATCGTGGTAATCCTTGCGGATCTCATCCAGAATTGCCACTACTTCTTTATTCTCCAAACCAGATGCCTTGATCAGCTTGGCTATTTGCTTTTTTAAGTTCATACCCACCCATTCCCCGCAACCAATTAAGGAAGCGGGGCAGTAAGCGCGAACCGGTTAGGTGTCGCGCTGTTGTGCTATAGCTCTCGTTCTACTTCTGCATTCTTGTAGAGGAAGACAAAGTGTTCTTTGCTTTCATCCATTTCACAGTAGATCAGGTCGGGCACCTGGTGATGTGGTCTGATAACCCTGAACTTTACACCACCATACCAGATGCGGTCACCCTTTGCCAGCTGCTCTACTTTTATAATTCCAAATTCGTTTTCCTGCATGTTGTTGATGAAATTATGTAGTTAATTAGTATTTATTTTAAGATGTATTTATTAATAAAAATTGCCACACATAAACCTGATGAATATTGCTGGAAAAAGTTGTTGAAGGTTGGTTTGTCTTCTATTATAACTTGTTTAAGCCTTTCAAGCTCTAATTTATTTGCGGCGTTCACAGCTAAATATTCTTTTTGCTCCCATTCTTCAACCTGATATAAATTTGGCGCAATCTCTTTTTTATGATAATCTATCTGAGATTTCAACGAAAGCATTTGACCAATTACTGTTGTTTCGTGTTGAGGCTTAATAATCATAGTTTTCATAATCTTTATCTCTTTTGTATAGAACAAATGTACATTACTTATTTATTATATATGTCATTTAATCGTCATATAGTACAAATGTTCTTTACTTTGTTTTTTTAGCTTATCTTTGTGGGATGACTGAGGATAATCTAAAAGAGATACTGGCCATGCCGGAGATCAATGCTACTGGTATTGCTAAAAAACTATATGGTGACAAACCAACATCAAAGTCAAGGCTTAATGATAAGATAGCAAACAGGGCATCTGGTAATGGTCATGCACGATTAACGCAAAAGGATCTGGATGATGCTGCGGTCATCCTGGAAGGCTTAGCCAAAGCAATCACCGACCGACTCTAAACCCCACTAAGCGCACGCACACCCAATCCTTTTTTCTTGTTGATGAAATTATTATACTCAACGGCAAAGTTGTGTGTGATGAGGTATCGCTTACAATCTGATGCGTGACCAAATTCCTGATATGGTACTTTGGTTACCGGATGTGGTTTAGTTTTCTTAAATATCGTACCGTCACTGGCTTCCTGAGTATATTGGTAATCATAAATCGATTTCTTGCATACTTCACTAATGCCAATGGTAACGCCTCCTGATCCATCACCATTCGAATATATCTCGTTAATGAAATTACCCGATTGAACAACAGATGGGTTAACAGATTGAATCTTCAATACAGGTCTGTAATCTTTAAGCTCTCGCATGATATCGGTAAAATAGTTTTCACCTTTCTCCTTCTTTGTGTCTTCCTTAATTGATGTTCGGTCACCACCAACAAATAATCCTGAAACCTCATGAAGCGGGTAACGACTGGCAAACTCTTTACAAGCATCCTTCACCCTATTATGTGGATCTTCAAGGAATATCTCATCAATCTGCTGGGCGTGCTTCCCCTTCAATTGCCAAACTTGCCATGGTAGATATGGGTTAACGTTTTCATCACATGATAACCAGATCGGCAACGACTTATCCCATCCAATTTTGTTAACGTGCAGCTCTGGTTTAAATTTCTTCCAGAACTCACCGCCAGTACGAAGTTTACCCCAATATCCTAAACCATAAATACGGTAATATTCGTAATCATTTTCCTTATCCTTTTCAAAATCGTCAATTGTATGCTGATCGACAAAGCCACCAACCTGCGCTAAATCACCATCGGAATTAACGGCCCAATCACCAACAATATATTTGTTATCAAGATAATTGGTACGAAAAACAACTAAATTGCCTTTAGCATTAATTTGCATCTGGGCAATATTACAATCGATATCAGTCAGATCCTCCTTATCCAGGATGTTTGTTTTAATCCAATGCTCCTCTGATACCGGGTTAAATATGCCAATTATCTGCTGCCCAACACGGCCACGCAAACGCTTACGGATCTGTTTAAGGTCAGTTTCATCAAACTGTGATATCTCTTCCAACACGACCCGTTTAAAGTTTGCTAATCCCTTGATCTTCTCACTGTCATCAAGACCACGGAAACGAACGTATGAGCCAGTTAAACGGCACATAATGTAGTTTTGCTGAATCACAAAGTAATCAGTTAATCCCCAACCTTTAATGATGCCGGTAAAATCTGAATAAATTGAATCTTTTATATCAACAGCATATTTACGAAGTACCATGGTGTTTTCGTCCTTGTTCTCCATCATACTGGTAATGATCAATTGAACGGTGCTATAAGTTTTAGCAGCAGATGAACCGCCAAAACACCATATGAAACGAATCAGTGGGTTATTAAAAGCATCCTTAAGCAACCAATAAATATTGTTAAAGATCTTCGGATTAAAATCAAATTTAAGCTCCCTGGTTTCCTTCGCCATATCCAATTTTCACAACAGTATCAAGTTTACCGTTAAGATCAATTTCGCTTTTCTCAATTAACATGCCCTTAAATTTAGCCAAAGTAGTTAGCGCATTTTCAGCGGAATAACTTTCAGCCTGTATACCGTCCTTAGTATGCTTTATTGACTTAATCACACCACGCTCCTTATCATCGATCATCTTAACCAGATCCAATTCCGCTACTTCCACCATAACCGTTTCACCATCAACGATTCTATAGGCCTTTGGATTATGTTCCAGTTCAATTTCCATTCTAATGATTTGTGCACGCGTTTGATTTAAACCTTCTTGAAACTCATCAAAAGCTTCGCCGGTCAAACCAACACGTTCGCAATAGATCTCTTCCCTAATGACATATTCTCTACGGCTTTGAATAACCTCTTTTAAGCCTACTTTAATGCTTGGAGTGTATGGAACTTTCTTTTTAACCATATAGTCGCTCATATCGGTTTTGGCGATATCAGAGAAACGTTTTTTGATTTCGCCCTCTTGCATTTCCTCTGCTTCAAGCAATTCAGCAATACGTTTTTTAATGTGAGGTTTTGTCAAGTTCTCGTATCCAATGGCTCTAGCTGTCTTTACAGAGTACTTTGATCGTCTTGCAGCAGCAGCAGCATTAAAATCCTTAATGTATTCCTGACAGAATTTTTCCTCTTTAGCTGTTAGCTTAATCTCTTGTGCCTGTTCTTCCATCACCTACAGCCCCATTGAATAATAGTGATCGTCAGCGTGAATAGAAAAGCACTTAAAGCGTTCCACTACACTCATTACCTTTTGTTTGAACGGCCTGATTACGCCGTTGGAATTGGGGAGCATAGGAGCCTCCACATAGGTTTTTAAAGCATTTATAGTTTCTGGATTATTAACCCCTAAACATTCCTGCATTTTATCCCTTACGCCAACTGGTAACTTGCCCGATACTTTATCGTCGTTCTTTCTACGGAGATAGCTTAATGGCTGATATAGTTGATAGGTGGTGGCTATAAAGATAAGTTTGCGTGTTTCATAGTCTTCATCCGCAAAAGACTCATTAACCTGGTCAAATATGGATGGCACATACTTTGGATCTTTAAGTATACGTCGAAACTGAGTTACAATTTCTTTTGCATGCTCTGGATTGCTTGCGGAGTAAACTCTCCCTATAATTTCCTGTGGACTTAACATGGCGTTATGTGTTATTTGCAAACTTAAATAATATTTCCCTATTTTCCCTTATTTGGGAATTAATAATTGTAAAAATAATTTACGTTGCCATCTTTTGGGATTGGATGGTATTTTATTAATGACTGATATTCGTTTATAAATCCGATCGAGTGCCCAAATAAATCTATGTAATCGAAAGCACTTTCCCTGAACAGCTCTGGGTTCTTCGTTTCGTTTACCTGAACAATTGTGCCTGGCAATAAATTATCGAAGTATGCTTTTATTTTTGGGTTCATGTTTTTTATAAATGTGTTGGGTTAACAAAGTGGGTTAATTTAGGCCCCTATATAGGGGGGCCTATTAACCTAGTAACCCACTTAGTAGGTTAACCCACTTTTATATTAACCTAACCTAATTTAAAGTGTTTTTAAGGCTGTTTCTAAAAAGTGGGTTAACCTACTTTAATTTTAGCTTTTAAAAAGTAGGTTAACGATGTGTTTAACCTGAAAATTTTAACGTATACGGTGTTTTTATACTAATTAAAGAAATAGTCTACGCTTTCCCCCGAACAATAAACGGACTGTTTTTTGCCCGTCTTTTGTTCTTTTGCTCGACTATTTTTATCCTTTCAGCCTTTAGTTCTTCTCTGTAAATCTCCAATTTGGAACCATCAGAATAGGGCGAAATAAATCGGATAAAGCCATCCAAAGATTTGCCTGCAATCACCCATTCTACAAAGTAAATGATCTGTTCAGAAGTCTTAAAAATATAAGTTTTAAAGCCTTGTTTGTCGTGTTGAGCGTGTACAGCTTTTTGAGCAGAAGATACCTCTCCCCTTTCAGTTTTCACTTCAATTAGGTATAATTGTCCTCCCCATATAAAGTGTAGGTCCTGCACGCCTGGCGTAAGGCCTTGTCCGGTCATGATACTGGCGGTCAAATCATCTCTAAAGCCGCCGTTGGGAATGTGGTAAATCACTCCATACAATTCAGGATATTTATTCCTAATGTAAGTTATTGCGGTCTGCTGTATCTTCCCTTCGGACCAATTTGATTCGTCTGTCATAATGTTTACCTTAATAAAAAATCACCTATGTCGCACCCATTATCCCTATCAGCATCTGATGCAATCTTGTCAATATGATCAGAAATATTGAACCCAAACTCTTTTGCTTTGATGTTCCATTTGTCATAAGCGCTTAATGGTGGTCCATTACCAGTTTTGAATATATCTGGAATTATATTAACCTTTGACCAATGCCGCTTACCACGTTGATAAAAGGCATTATCTTCATTATCTCTATAATATTCACCTTCAACACCAAAACACCCTAAGTCAGGGAATAGAGTAACGCTCCTATTCTTTAAAATTTCCATTTTAGATGCGCTCAGTTCGTTTAAACCTCCACACGCTACCCAAGTATACCTATCAATAAATGCAGCGGCTATAAGTGCTGTTTTTTCACTTTCAACAACGGCGATAGGTTTTGTTGATGGAATGATCAGATGTTCACCGAACAGGCACTGCTTTAGATTAAAATCTTTGGGAATTATCTTTTTCTTATGAAACCATGTTGAAGAAACATCTTTACTTCTCCGGCCATCAGCGCAATACTTAATCATTTTACCAGACCTGATCTGGTTATCCTTGTCGAATTGCCAGAATATAACCCAGTCTTTTGTAAAGCTGCTAGTATCATCAATACCTATTCTATACTGATTGATTAAGCCATTTACTTTATTAGTACCTACTTTTGATGTAAGGAACTGAAACAATGGATTTAGATGGTAATCTTTAAAAGTGTTGATGGCATATTCCTTCGGAATGAAAGATGGTGGCTTTTGCTCAATTGTGGCGCGCTCTATAAAAACATAATCATCAGCATCATCTGGTTTAACGAAGTAGCCGCAACGATCTTCCCGATCGCAACGGCCAAATCTATCCGGGGCGTAATTATTATCAATATCGATAAACTTAACAAATGCTTTTTTATTACATCCAGGGCACATAAACTTTTTAGATGACCTGTCCAAGGTGTATTTAAATACTTTCATAACTAAAATGGTGGATCCTCATCATCGTGTGACGGTTTAATAAATAGTCCGTCAGCATTCATTTCTTTTGGACCGGTTGGGGGAGCAAAAGTTGGCTTAGGAACATACGTTGGATTCTTTTCGTATTTAGCGAAGCCTTTTACATAGGGGTTTGCCCAAATTATTCCGCATTGGATATAATGGGTATAGAACTCTTTAGCTTTACTTACGCCCATATCTACACCATAAATTTTAAAATAGTGTCGGATGTTACTGATTAAATCGTCATATTTAAGAAATTGAGATACACTAAAAACACGTTGAATGATTTCATGATGAGCTACTTCAAAGGATGGATCAGTTGGATCGACCTTTTTCTTGCTTTTACCCTCACCACTTTGGGTTGCTATTGAGCCTGCAAAACCATCAACAATATATGGTATACCATGTTCATCCCGATTGAAAGCGAAAATATCGAACGCTTTGGACCTAGTATATTCAGGATAGCAAACAATCAGTTTTTCTTCGTTCTGCTCAACTTTTACAACGGTCTCGGACTTGTTTATCATTTCGGTACCTAAGTGACCCCTGGCATGATCGTTTCCTTTATTCTGATGAAGAACAACCATAATGTGGCAATCATATTCTTCTGCCCAACGCATTAATGCACCTGTTTTAGTAGTCGCTTCCTCTGGCGAATTGATATCGTAAACCAAATCCCTTATGCCATCGACAATAACCAAATCAGGTTTAAGTTCTTTTATAATTAACTCAATCATTTCTATACGCTGCTGCGGAGAATGAATTTTCAGATCATAAAAGTGTAGTTTATTACTGGTAGTTAATCCAGATATTTTTAAAATCCAAAACTGTGTACGCGAGCCATAATACTGGCCTTGCTCGGTATCAATCCAAAGTGTGTTGATTTCTTCTTTAATTGATTGGGAAACTATCCAGCTGGTAACTGTTGTTTTGCCGGCTTTAGCTTTCCCAATCAAGGTGGATATCGATTTTTTGGTAAATAATGGGATATCATTAATTGCAAAGACTAGATCCGGTTTAGGTATTTCAATACCCTGTGGGATTAATGCCTGTGCAATTAAGGTTTGAATATCCTTTGGCTCTGGAGCTGAGTTATTCACATCTTCAATAAGGGTTAATATTTTGGGCTCCATAAATTATTTCAATACTATATCTGCAAACTCAATTCTTTCCTGTGGTATGGTTTGGTGATCTAACCACGATTTTTTATATCCCATGGCAGCTGAAAAATGTATCATAAAGCCGGGTTTAATTTGCTCCTGTGCTTTGGCGATTCTTGCTGCATAATGTTTCTTATTCTTTAGTTTAGCATAATTGGCAAGTTCTACAGGGTTGAGTTCGCTAATCTTTTTACCAACTAATACATGGTATTCATCAGTTAAATCAATAAGTTCACCTTGTGCCATTCTCACTTCATTTTCCGGATATTCATAATCACAATAACTGCAGATCATTGAACTGATTGGAATAATGCTTTCACACGAAGGGCATGCCTTTGATGTTGATGCTCCTTCTTTATCGCTTGGACGCTTTACTTTGTTCCACAATTCTGAGTATGGCCGATCTTCAAAATAAAGGCCATGGTCCTTCCAGTTGCTGCCATAATCCAAAACAGTGAACATATCCTTACCAGGATAAATACGGGAGCCCCGGCCAATCTCCTGCTGGTATAGTGAGGTAGATTTTGTTTTATGCATCAGGGCAACCATATCGATAGGTGGATAATCCCATCCTTTTGATAAAGATTTTATGGTTACCAAAATGTTGCACATATCGAGATCGGTAAATTTGGCCAGTTCGTAATCGCCATGTTCTAATCCTGAATGATATCTGGTGGCAGAAAAACCTTCGTTGTTTAGATTGATAAATAATGCTTCTGCCTGCTTTATAGAAGCGACAAAAATCACACATTTTTTAAATGGAAAAGTCCTTAGATCATCGTATAAACCATCATAAACAGCACGCGCACCGAAAACACTTTCCTGAGATTTCTCGGTATATTCACCATTCCGAATCTGGAGCAGTGAGGTGTCAGCAGGTGTTCTCGCTTTGTGCCTGTAATTGGTTAAGAATCCATTTTGGATAAGCCAATCAACCTGGGGACCTTCAACCAAATCATTATAATATTCAGGTAAGTGCTTATGTAAAATGCCGTATGGCGTGGCGGTTAAGCCAATTCTATACGCATTTGGTAAATGGTCAATCAACTTGGTGCTCGTGCTGATATGGCATTCGTCCACCATTATGATTAGTGATGATCCTAAATCCTGTAACTGTTTGATGATAGCAGGACGTTTAAGAATCGTTTGAATCATTCCAACATAACACTTACCTGATTGAATAGCAATTTCCTTAACCTTACTGTTAATTTCAATACCACTACACTCCTTTACCAATTGGTTGTAAATTTTTACCGCATCAGACAAAACTAATACCGTCTTTCCTTTTGATATTGATCTCGAAACGATCATTTCACACATCATTGACTTACCTGCACCCGTTGGAGCATGTAAAATAGTGGCCTGATGCTCAAACAAAGATTTTGCGGTGCGGTTAACACAATCAATTTGATAATCTCTAGGTACCTTTTTCATTTCCTCCCTTTTTTTAAAGTTGAAAGATTGGCCTGTTTAGTTACTGCACGTAAACGGGTATTGGCGTTATGAAAGGCAATAAAGGACTCTCTAATGGCCTTTGACGCAAAGCTAATTTCCTGCACGTTGTCTGCCGAGGTATCATTAAGGCATGAATGGACAAATTCAATATTCTGGTTTTTTAACCAGGCATTGCAAACCTCATCAAAAGGCATATTGTAATGATCGATATGGGTATTCTCATTAGTTAATACCTCGCCACTTATCAGACAAATGGAAACACCAAACTGTACTTTATCGCGCCTTCTCGCAATAACATCTTTAACAGCAGATCTGCACGCGCATTTTATATCGCTTATTTTGGTAGTGGCACCATCAATAGATCTGATGTATGAAATATCAGATGTGCTGCCGTCAATCCGGGTGATGAAAAAACATCGCGTGCTATACTCTAAGCCCTTAGCTATATAAATATTGCTGATACCCGACCCAGCTTTAATATGATATTCAGGATGGCCCTGAAAAATCCTAAGTAAGAAATTATAGTCTGCAGTATTTTGCTCAAAAATAAACCCTAAAGGATTATCGTTGAGAATGGCTTTAGCCTGCGCTTTAAGTTTGGTTTTAACAATCATAGTCTAAATATTATGTCAGGCGCATTAATTAAATTCCACCTCTACAGCAAATGGCCGTCAAGCATTACCAAATGGGATTTGGTAGGCTGTAGAGGTGGAATTTTAAATGTCTTAAGGTTCGGTGACGGCCGCTTGGTAAAGATATAAATTAATTCCCTTTTTTCCCTAATAAGGGAATTTATTCTAAAAAATTTATTTTGCTTTCTACCACTAATGTTATTGTATTGATCTCACGCTTTTTTACAAGCCAATGGCGCTCGATTAAATTGGAAATCATTGTGCTATAACTGCCGGTTAGTTTCGCTATCTGGACAATGGTACTCCCATTAGCAAATAACTCAAGAACCAGGGCAATACCTTCTTTATCTTTAACGCTAAAGCGAGACTTTTTCAGGTTCAATTTCATTCTGTATCGCTGAACAGATCTTTGACCAAGGTTCGTATATTCTCCTAACTGTTTATCATCCATTTTATGCCAGTTTTTAGCTATAAAAGCTTTTTTTTCTTGATGGGTCATAATTAACATCCTTGTTCTTTAAAGTAATCTCTGAAATCCTGCCATTGCTTATTGATATAGAAGCCCCAATATCTTACATACTTGAACCGGATAACCAAAGTATAAGCAGGCTTGTTATCCCGAAGGACTACCCGGTGGGTATGCGTTGCACGTCTGTAGATGATTTGGCCCGGATAAATCCTTTTGGTTACTCGTTCAGTCAGGTTTAGGAAGCCATATTTGCTTTTTGCAAAAGTCACTTCATTATAGCCCCGCCAAAGGATGATACTAATGAATGACCACGGATGATCATGCAAATCATCTGCATCTGATCGCTGGAACTTATGGAAGTAGATTGCCCACTTTTCACGCTTTAGCAGGATCCATCTGGTCAAATAAGGCTGGTCGTAATCCCCTCGGGCTTCGCAACCATGTATAATTAGTTTTTTCATTATGCTACCCCCTCCACCAGATCAAACAAAGTAGGTACATTGATTTTGTACTCGATTGATTTCAGGTAAAACAAACCATCGTCATAGTATTCAGGATTAAGCTCTGTGCTGATTGCACCACGCCCCATTTCAAGCGCTTTATATGCTGTTGAAAATAGCCCGCCAAATGGATCATCTACAATTTCACCTTTCATTGTAAAGCGATTGATCAAACGTTCAATAATATCTAACTGCAATGGGCAGATGTGTTTTTCTTTCTTGCGGTTTACCTGGTTAGCATTTAATGTTAGCATCCGGTTGATATCAGTCCATACCATATCATTATTCGAATGAGTTGGCAAGGTCATGAATAAGCGCGATAGCTTATCTTGCGCTTCCAGATTTTGGCAAGCCTGAAGGTGCTCCTTAAAGTCATAAACCGATGAAGTATTATGACGTTTCCATTGACCAACAATCTGTTTAAAATCAAATCCTTTTAGCTCATCAAAAGATAAGAATCGATTACCCCCGCTTTTCCAGTAAGCATGAGCATCTAACTGCCATGTAGCGATATTATAATCCACCTTATCTTTTTTGACTGGAATATCAGCGTAGGCATTTTCTTTTGATGTTGGAGCTTTCCTAAATAACAATACATACTCCGGCAAGCCAACACCCATTTTAGAAGCATCTTTACATTGCTCGGACCAGCCTAAACGATACGTTTGATTGTTTTCCCTAACGACATCAGTGGTAACTGTGATTTTGCCAATTAAATAAAATCCATGCTTTTGAAAGTGAGCAACAGTCTGGCCAGAGAAGTCGCTAATACTAGTAAAGCTGGTGCCATTCTGATAAGAATAACGGATCCTGTCCTTAACATGAATAGCTGCAATTCTTCCAGGCTTAAGTGTCCGCAATAAGTTTGGGGTTAAGAAATCCATTTGTTTGAAAAACTCATCATTTCCATTGTTGTGGCCCATATCATTGTAGTTGTCTGAATACTCATAATGATCACCAAAGGGAATTGAGGTTAAGATCATATCAGTTGAATTATCAGGCATATTTTCTGGCTGGTGTTGGATAACAGTATCATCATTGAAAACTGTGGCGCCGCCTATTTTAGCTGATCGCACTTTTTTGAAAATCTGTCTTTTCATATCTGCTTTAATTTTATCGCTGTTTAATCCATATTCCCGAACGATGTTGATCATTTCGGTTTGTAGCTCAATGTGGTTAGCCCACTTGTTTTTAAGAGCTTTTAGGACTTCAGTTTCGTTATTAGTGAAGATCACATAAATGTTTACCTCACGAGTCTGACCGAAACGAAATATTCTGTGTAGTGATTGAATGAAATCATTGAACTTGTAATCAATACCAACATAAATCATATTATAACAGGCTCGCTGAAAGTTACATCCAGATCCTGCTATCTGTGGTTTGGAAGAAAGTATTTGATATTCTGAATTAGAAAAGTCAATCAGTAATTTTTCTTTAACATCATTCGTTTGGGAACCATAAACAGATTGCAGGTTTTGCCCGGCAAATACTTTTTCAATTTCAGTCCTTTCAGCTTCACGATGATGCCACATAATCCAGTTTTCATCTGGCCTAATTTTAAATAGCTCATAAGCTTGTTTTACACGAACTTCAATACTATCTTTCTTTTCTCGGCTAACATCAACTAAGCTTTTGGTGATATCCTTAATCAGAACTAAATCACCGCGTTTGTTAGTTATGATATCATCGGTATTATTTTTTACCTCGATTTCGTGGAAATTCATTTTTGGCAAATTGTAGCCAGTATCGTCGAAGCCTAAATCCGAAGGTTTGTTAATGAATACCGCCCATGTGCTCACCCATTTCCAGAACTCCTCTTTTTTATTTGGGTAAAGGGTTAATGATCCGGCCTTTGTACTATCTCTCTGGAAGAAACGAGTTAAAGCATGGCCACGATCAATTACGCCCAAATAATCAGCATAGTTTAAAATCTCTATGAAGTCGTTTGGTGTAGGTGTAGCTGTTGCAACAAACCGATAGTTGATAGTTCTGAAATGTTCCAAGACATAATTGGTGGTTTCAGTTTGTAGATTACGTAAGATAGATGCCTCATCAAAGGAAACACCTCCAAACTTTGCAGCCTCGATATCGCCTTTACGGATCCGTTCGTAATTCGTTAAGTATATTTTCGGTTCGTAATTTTCAATGCTATCTGAATCGGTGATATATTCAACCTGGAGTTGGTTACCGAAGTATAACTCATTATCCCTTTTAAACTCACCAACTACACCCAGCGGCATAACAATAAGAAACGGCTGCTTAGTTTTTTTGATCACCTGATAAGCAAGCTCTAACTGCATAGCTGTTTTAGTCAGTCCAAAGCTGGCAAATATTGCCCGACGTCCACCTTTTAAGCACCACTTAGTAATTTCCTTTGCATGAGGCAGAATGTTACCTATTGGCTTGGTGATTTTAAAACCATGATCTTCAGCAACTACAATTTTGCTTTCTAAAAATTCCTTGTATTCCTTCATAACTTAATTCTTAACTGGTTAATATCTTTTGGTGGCGTAAATCCAATTTTGGCCCACCTTTCTTTTAATTGTAATGGCGTGTAGATGCAGAGCAGCGCCAATTCACGTTCTTTAATAGCTTGTTTGATTTGGTTTTTGTTCATGCTGCCATTCTTAAGCGCCTTAGTGCAGCACCCAATGCTTCTGCCCATACTTTTACTATTTTTGGAACCACGCTATTACCAATCATTTTTTTATGGTCTGTTTGATTGCCAACCATTTTATATTCAACTGGAAAACCTTGTATCGGCAACAACTCGCAAACCTTAAGCATCCGCATCAGTATATCAGACAATCCATATAATGCCATGAATTTTTTAATTCTGATCATTACAGCGCTATCATCTTCATAAATTGGTATTGAAACATTTGGATCAATTTGGAATTGAACCAAATATAGAGGCGCCTTATCCTGTCTTGCCACAATTACTACGCATGGCACTTCTGTTCCGGTACAATACCCTCCGTGGGAAGGATTTAAAATAAATGGCTGGCATTTTATGATATTAGCTTTCGGTACTGTAGCTAAAGATCCAATTGGCTCATTAATTGATGTGTTTGTAGCAGTCTTGTAGTCTCGATATATAAAGACTGGATTTATTAAAGAACATCTATCTTTTGTCGGTAATGTAGCGCAAGGTTCATCTACAGACCTTATGTTATCACCATTCCCATAATAGCTGGCAAGGAATTTTGGATTAACGACATACGGATGATGTCTTGAGGCTGTTAAAGTTTGTGCGGGACTTTCAATTGAACTTCCAACATTTTTAAAGTTGGTATTCATAATGAATGGCTTTACATTTACCAGTGAACCACCGCCGAAAGTTGTTACAGTTCCGGATGGCGAGTCTACCGATGAAACCTTCCCGGCAGGACGACCACTGTAGTTTTTACTGATGAACAAAGTGCTAACCAATGATTGGGCATCTTTGCACCTAACTGCGTGTGCTGGGCCATCAATACTAATTACCTTCCCTTCTGGATTACCGCTGTAGTATTTTGATATAAAACAGATACCGTTTCTATTTTGGCAAGGGATAGTGGGCGCTGGTTCCTCTAGAGATTTAACAGTATGCTGTTTATCTCCATTTTGGCAAGCTGAATTATACTTTAATAAAAATGCCTCTTTTCCACCAGCAACAAACTTAATTAACCCAGCTTCTATTCTTTCTAGTGACGCATCAACTAATGGTTTTTTTCTATTAAATATACTTTTCCCTTCATCATCAAAATCCAATACATCTTTAACTGCTTTCCATTTTTCCTGATTTCCAAATAATCCGTTTATCACAGGCTCCTTAGCATGTGTTGATTCTGGCCATACGATCGGCAAACCTGGCTTGGCGAAGCAACCGAATAACCTATTTCGAGAGGTATATGCGCCAAAGTCAGCACTATTCAATTGCCTCCATTGATCATCATATCCAAATGATCTAATGTGTTTACACCATCTTAAATAGTCTTTGCCGCTGTATTTACTCTCAGGTATCCATAGGAATTCCTCTTTACCTGATTTTTTACTAATTCCGGTTTTAAGTTCTGAATGAGCATAAATACCAATCGATAGATTTTCCTTGTGCTTTTTCTTGCAGGAAATGCGCAATGGACCCCAACTCATGAATTCTACAACATTTTCAATTTTAAAGTAATCAGGATCTAAGGCATCAACATATCTATCCATGTGATCTGCTAATGCTCTGCTATCAGCATCACGTGGCTGGCCACCTTTTGCTTTGCTGAAATTTGTACATTCTAACGATGCCCAGAGGATTACTTTAGCATTTGGATAACATGCTCGATAAATATCTACCATTCGAATCAGCCTCATCATTTCAGGGGATTTGAATAATATTCCATTGATAACTTTACCGTACATTAAGGTGATATCCTCATTGTAATGCTCAACTTCTGGATGATTCAACCAATGTGATGTAATTGCTTTTTCGTCATGATTAATTGCGGCAATTACTATTGCTTTCGCTTCTGATTCTGCAAATCCTTCTGATGTACCCCCAAACCCTGCAAACTCATCTATAACCAAAAACTCGACATCATCAGGATTAAGTTGAATGGTTCTTACTTGAGATGAGCCTCCGCTTTCAGTATGTAGATAATATTGCTTCATATTGGTTGTAAGTTTCTCTTTAATCCCTCAACTTCACGGGTAGACTAAGTCCGCTTTAAGAGTTGAGGGATGGGTTATGCCACTATTGGCTGGTACCGACTAAGCCCCGCATGGCGAACCAGGCAGGGCGAAGTAGCATGTGTGCTAATTAGAAAGGTAAATCATCATCATCACCAGGTGCACTGCTTACATCAACTGGGGCAGCATAAGCTGGAGATCCTGCCGGAGCGCCTGCTGCAACGGCGTTGATACGCCAGATTACCAAACTGTTAAAATATGATGTTTTACCTTGTTTATCTGTCCAAGGTCGACCACGTAAATTAAAGAACACCTCTACCTCATCACCTGCTTTTAAACTGTCAGCAAAAGCGCATTTGTCTTGCAAAAGTTCCAGTTTAATGTATTCAGGATAGGTTGGGTTTTCTGCATACTCAACTATCAAATCGCGTTTTTTAAAGGTCTCACTGACCTGCTGGGTTTCCCCAACTTCATGTACTTTGGCTTTTAATTCCATCTTAATTTTTGTTTAAATTTTACTTATCCTGCACCCTTAGTTTGCAGTATTTCCTTGATTCTTTATCACACCATTCATTCACGAACGATCGGCTATCCTTTTTGCCAGTATGAGCTTTTACGTGACGGAAATCAAACATTTTATTGATATCTCTTATCCCCATACCATTGGCCAAACATATTTCCATCATAGTAAAAAGGCATTCTTTGGCGCCCTCGAAAGTTGATTTAAAATCGCTTAATGAGGCCGCGCATGTTTTACTATCAGTATTGATTATAACTTTATTGATTCCTTTGAACCTACTATGCTTTAAAGTATGCAGGGCATTGGCAATACACATCATTTCTGCCTGTTGGGATCCTTTTACCTTTGATTTAATCTTGCCCGCTTTCTGAATCTTTCCGGCATCGCAAACAATCCAGAATGCATATCCTGCAAATCCGTCTATACAGGAAGCATCAGTATTTATAGTTATTAGCATTGGTTAAGGTTGGTATTAAAAATTATTATTTTATTTTCTTTTACCTTTTCTAAGGCTTTTAACAGGGAAATCCTTTAATGATATAAATTTTCCTTTTTCTGTAGGGCTAGGTATATCTGTATCAAGGTTTAATAAAAATATTTTCTTGCATTTAAGCAAGAAAGAATCGCCACTCAGTGCATTCTTCATTATGTTACACCATCTACATGATGGTGCTAGATTTTTAAATTCATTTTTACCACCTCTAGCTTTTGCATGAAAATGATCAAGTTGCCAAGAAACAGGATCTAATTGTTCCTTACAATATGTGCATTTAAAATCTGAACGCTTAAATGCATTAAGCAAATCAATAACAAGTAAATTATCTGAGAATCTACTATTTGAATAGTAAACCCTTTTTACCATATTATATGTTTTGATCGTTTCCAAATCAGAATCGGTATAAATATGATGACTCATAGAAAAACATTTTATAAGAGTAAAGCATTCAAAGGTTTGGCGTCGTGTGGAATTGTTCTGCCGCCCCTTTGAATGCTTTAAATGTCTTCGTTTCCACACGATATGCAAAGATACAATTTATTTCCCTAATTTCCCATATTAGGGAAATATATTATCGCAAATCCCATCTTTTCTCCAGAATATCTTCATGATTCTGTGCCGGTTTTGGCAACCATTCAACTATTCTATCCTCATGGATCTTTTCACCGCTGTGTGAATTGATGAACCAATGGCCCTGCTTAATGATATGCCGGGGTAAGGTTGATAGGTCGGGTCCAGACTTGCGAATATTTGCCATAACTTACATTGTTTCAGTTACGCCTGTGATATCTGTAAAGATTGCCCAGTCGAAATTAGGTAGAGAGGTGAAAGCTTTACGCGATTCAGAGGTCCAATTATTCCAGGCATTGGTAAAGCATTCTTTGTATGGTAGGTGCTTCATGTAACCTTCGGTAGTTACATAGTAAGGATGATCAATCTTCTCCTGATCATTCATTTTATAATTAGGTACCCAAATGGTAGTGTCGATCGAGCTAAGCAAGCTAAATGCACGGGATGCTATAAAATCCTCATAAGTCCAAGCCGAAGGCTTGTTGAACATAACATAATTCGCTTGCGAATTATTGAATGCCCCTGCGTTGTCGTTCCCTGCGTTGCTGTACCCTGCGTTGCGGTTCCCTGCGTTGTAGTTCCCTGCGTTGCTGTACCCTGCGTTGCTGTACCCTGCGTTGCGGTTCCCTGCGTTGTCGTTCCCTGCGTTGTAGTCCCCTGCGTTGTAGGTCCCTGCGTTGTAGTTCCCTGCGTTGCGGTTCCCTGCGTTGTAGTTCCCTGCGTTGCGGTTCCCTGCGTTGCGGTTCCCTGCGTTGCTGTACCCTGCGTTGTAGTCCCCTGCGTTGCGGTTCCCTGCGTTTTTGAAACCGGTATTTCCTTTGCCAAGATTGACTAAATCATAAACCTCTAACCAGCTGAGCTCACGAACAAATTCAATATCTGACGTACAAGATTTGTCGCCTTTTGTTTGGGTAGTTCCGTGATCTATAATCTCGAAAACTCTATTTTGAGGATCAAACCCATAGTAGTTAAAACAATCAACCAATTCAGCACAATAATGGAATCCATTTCTGCAATGTACGATCTCGCCATCGACATGGTGAATTTTACCAATTTCAAATTTAAAAGGAATCCCATTTGGGTTACAGATCATACTGGCATCAGTAACCTTGTAACCTCTAATGGGTGCTGAAAGGACATCAACAAATGATTGAGGTAACGCAATGTTATCGATACCATACGCATCTTTGAACATAGGAGCAATTTCAGCGTGGCTGAATCCAGCAATACCACAACCAATTTCGGTAACTAAAAATGTTAATTGAGGATTTACTTCGGCAAAGGCTGCAAATTTTGATACAAAAGCAGCAAGGTCTTTCGATGATATCTTACTCATATCATAATCCAATGAGGGGATTGCGAACGATTTTCCCTGTAGCCCAAATGCCTGGCCATCAATTGCACCAAATTTATCTTGGGCAAGTCGAGCAGCACCACCGGCATGATTGCCATTCATGTTAGATCCAAAAACGAAGACTTCGTTCTTTTTTAGTTTTGTAATGTTTGAAGGTGTGATTTTTTGATTTTTCATTTTAATTAAGTGTTAAAGTTGGTTGTCCAAATATTTTAGTATTGGTGATGTAATCGCGGTACAGGTTTAGAAAGTGTATGAGATCAAAAACGTTGAAAAGTAGGTTCTGAAACATTTTTTCGGTTGGGATATATGTTTCTTGGTATACTTTTTTGAAATCGGTAACCAGGTATTTAAAACTATCAACCGGATTCCCTTTTAATTTTCTAATTAATGAATAGGTTGGATGCTGAGTATTTTTGATGTACTTGTTGCATTTATAAACTTCTGTAGTTTTTAAATCAGTGATCATTTTAGGATATCCATAATCCAGGACGCCATGTAGCTTAATGAACCCTAAATGGCTAGGGATTACCACGGATATCTTTTCTTGTTTGGTTTGGCAAGCCATTAACTTATCGTGAACCTTGTAAACAATATCAGGCTTAAAATGGTAACCGCCGTAAGGCACAACGCCATCAATAACTTCCGGCTCACATCCGTCAATCATTTTATTAATCAATGATTCAAACTGTATTCCTTTTAAAACTCCATCAGGCAAATCTCGCTTGTCACCGTTGATAATTTTAAATAAGCTTTCCCAGCTTTCATCATCGTCATTGCGCATGTACCTGTTGAACGCATTTAGAATTGTTGGGGTTACAGCAAAATCGTATGGTGCGTCCTGTCCGTTCTTTGTAACTGCTTGTAAGATTTCCATGTTACTTGAGGCTTAATATTAATGATTCACCTGCAACCCTAACTGCAGGAAAAATGGTATGAGCTTCGATTGCCTCACCTGTTTCTTCGTTTGCTGATGCCTCAATCTGGGTTTCGCCTTTAAGGCCTTTTAAATATGCCTCACGAATTTTAAGACGGGCATCGATCGAAATCTTTTGGGCATTCAATTCGTTCCACTCAGGATCATTGCAAGTGTCGTAATGCCATTGTACACCGGTTGCCCGTTCGCTCATGGCAACGTTATGCCTTTCGTATCCTTTTTCTGGAAGTTTGCATTTTCCTTTCATGCCCTCAACAATGCTTTCAAACACATAAAGGCCTTTTTTAGCAATAATCAAAGTATCCAAAGGATCTGCCATACCATCGTCTGCAGCTTCCATTATAATGCTCGCCATCTCTGATAAATCGGATTTAGTTGCTGTAAGCAGCCTTTGGCCTTCGATAGGCACTATTGCAACCTCTGATTTTGGTTGAAGGAACAGATTTAAATCTGCCTGTTCCTTTATAAGTGATGAGTTTCCCATTATGCTGCTACCGTTGCTGATGCCAAAATATTTGCAATCTCTGTTTCCTGTTCTGGTGTGAAATCAAAGAACTCACGTTGTTTTGTCAACTCTGGTTCACCTGATTTCTTAAGTTTGGTCAGAAACTTTTTATAATCTGCATCAGGCATAAACACTGGTACTTTTGGTTCGGTGGCGGCAGGGGGAGTAAGTTTTGCTTTTAGTTCATCTTTCAATGCTACATTAGCCAATTGCTCGTCACGGGTCAAACCTTTATAAATGTTTGCCAACTCGGTCAAAGAAGTTGCTTCTTTTAGCTTCACATCAGCTGATTTGTCAGCAACACCACTCTCGCACCAGTCTGCGATAAGCCTGCCAGTTTCTTCGGTAATTAGGAAAGGGTTTTTACCTTCAAATAAATTTGTACGATCTTTAGAAGGAATGGCCATATGCGTATCGCGATCAATATTAAGGGAAACTGTTAATTCATATTCCCAGCCCTCACGTTGCTGATCCTTAAGGCCCAATTTCTTAACTTCTTTTCGGCCATTGTTCTCTACCAAAACCGTATCCATTTTAGATCTGGTACAAGTAATTACGTGGCAAGGGCATTGCAACACCGATTGCAAGAATTTATCGTGTCTTGGTGTAGTAACAGACCAAGCACTCCAGGTATTACCTCTGAATTTAGCTTGAGCCAATAATTCATTTTCTTCAAGAATGCAGTTCCATTCGTGCGTTGTACTATCCAGTATGATCACTTCCATTCCGGCAGCAACACACAGGTTGATTGCCTCAGTATATTTCTCAGGAGTAAATGGAGCAGTCATATCAATTGTATTGAACTCTCCTAAATTTGAGTAAAGGCTTGCGCTCCCGTTTTCAGTGTCGATAACACCGATTTTTGACCAATCATTACAGATGCCAAATGCCATTCGTAATGCTGAATAAGTTTTGCCTGCACCTGCAGGTGCAGAAATGTTAAGTCTAAGTTTAACCTGTTTCCTACTTGCTTTTTTTAATTCCATGACTTTTTATATTTTAAGTTTTATACTAATCCAATTATTATTGCTCCGATGAATAGTAGTGCGTACACTACCCCGTCAACCATTACCCCATCCATATCCTTGACCCTACCCAAATGATTGCCGCACCCAATGCCAAGCAGAATAGAAGAAAAGCCATATCTTTTGCCGATTTTGCTGTTGTTTTTGTTAAAGCTGCTTTAAGCCTTCTTTGATAAGCTGCGGCCTGCAACTCGCGATACTGAGCCAATACTTTTTCGCGCTCAGTATATTCGTTGATAACATTATCCATTTTTTAAAGTCTCCAATCTTTTTACTTGAGATTTAAGTTGTTTACGTGATGCTTTACAGATTTGCATCATTTGTGCGTGGGTTAGGTTTTTCATGATCTTTTCACCTCATATTGGTCCATAAATTCGATTACTGTCTCTCTTTTGAACCGAAGACCACCGCCAACCTTTCTCCCCCCTAGTTCTGTTTTATGATTCTTAATCCAAGTGCTTCCGTATCCAGTAAAGGATACCACTTCGGAAAAACTCATATACGGCTTAGTTTTTTGCTGCAATTCAACCTGTAACGTTTCTACAACGAGACTTACCCTTTCAATTTTGGCAATCAATTGATGAAGTAAAACATTATCTAATTGTAATACTTCCTGTGCGATATTCCCCATTATGCTGGCCTCCTTGTAATTCTCTCCAAATATTTGTATAACCTCTCAGTGACTTTGTTCTGCCATGCCAATGCTTCATTCTGCTCACCGGCCATTGAGAATAGTGGGTAATATTGGCTACCTGCAATTTCTCTGGCTTTTGCCTGGCTACGTTCAATCAAAGTGATCAAAGCTGACTGCTTGCAGAGGTCCTGTTTGAGCTGATCTATATTAAGCGCCATAACTGATCCTCCTTCCAAATCTCAATTCCATTATAGGCAGACAGTCGGTTGATGATAGGCCCATCTTTTTGTTAGCGGCACGGACATTGATGATGTAGTGAATTTTGGTTACTTTTGACATAATTGTACTTTTAGGTATGGTTAATTGGCTCCTGAAACTTTGGTCGGTGAAGGGAGCCTTATTTTATTCTTTCAATGATGATGAAGTCTGGATCAGATTTACTATCGGTCTCAAACTCCCCATCTGGATCTTTTAGCTTTACATCCCTGCTGATAATCGGCTTCAATGTTTTGCCATATTTCTTTTCGGTTTTTGCCTTTTCCCCCGCCTTTATATTCAAAATCTCATTAACCCATGAGAATTTTTCCTCTGGCGGAGCAATTATTCTGATCTGCTCCATATTATTATTTAATTAATCAATCCTTTTTTTGTACCGAAGTAAACAAGCTGGTTCTTGTCAAGTAATCCCGTTTTCTGGCGTATGCTTTTAAGGTGGCTCAGTACTGTGAAGTAGCTAATGCCAAGCTCCCAGGCAATGTTCTTATCCGGTAATAAAGCGCGTTCAACAATCTCAATTTCTCTTTTCGTTAAAATACCAACCTCGAAATCGAGTGACGGTATACCGTAGTTGGCTGTTAGTAGATTCATGGTAGTAGTAATTTGCTATATGTGCGTTAAATGTTTATGTTTATCTTTGTTGCTGTTGTACAATACAAATGTATAATAGATTTTTCTATAAAACAAGAAATATTAATAGAATTATAGATATTTCTTTAAAATAAATGATAAGTGACTGAAAACGAAAGACTTAAAATTTTTAGACATTCTTTAAAACAAACTCAATTTAAGTTTGGAGAGGTAGCGAACATAAAGCAAGGTAGCTACGCAGACATAGAAAGAGGCAAAGTAAAGGTATCAACAGATCTAAAGCTAGCACTAAGTAAAGAATTTTCTTTAAATATAGAATGGCTGGAGACGGGCAAAGGCGAAATGTTCTTGCCAGAAAGTAGAAGTAATGGCAAATTTATAAGCGAAATAAATTACCCTCTGGAGCCTGGTGAAACTCCATTTATCGAATTAGGAGAAGGACAGTATCTAATGGTTATGCCTTTAGTTCACGAGTATGCTTACGCTGGTTACCTTTCTGGCTATGCAGACCCAGAATATGTGGAAGAGTTGTCTAAACATACTATAGTTGTTACCAAGCAACATAGGGGCACATATAGGGCTTTTGAAATAGTTGGGGATTCGATGGATGATGGAACTAAAGAAAGCATCCCAGACGGAAGCATAGCAACTGGTCGGGAGATACAAAGACATTTATGGAAAAGTCCTTTTCACACGCATAGATTTAAAGACTATATAATTGTTCATCAAACAGAGGGGATTCTAAATAAAAGGATAGTAAAGCATGATGTTGAAAAAGGGTTCATCACCTGTCACTCTCTAAATCCTGACAAAGAAATATACCCAGATTTCAAACTCCACCTCGATGAGGTAAAACAAATATTTAATATCGTTAACGTTTCAATTCCAAGATAAATATGAAAAAATCTATATTAACATTATTAGCAATGGTTCCGTTCTTTGTAATGGCCCAGAAACAAGACAGTTTACGTTTTATCGGAGCCACTAAAATAATACTTAAAAATTCCAATACAGCTGAACAGAATTACAAAATTACAGCAGAAAAGCTTTTGGACAATAGCTATATGATAGATAAAAGCGATAAAGAATTCTATCAACTTTACACGGGGGGATTAACAGTTGATGGAGAAGGCTATACACGCTTAATGTCATTGTATGTTTTAAGTAGAGAAGGAAGTATTACAATTGTAGGCCGCACTAAGAAAACAGAGCAGTTGAGATTAATAAATACTCCTCAAGACACAGAAAACTATGAGATCGCAGTCTATAAAAAGTCTTTACTGTTAAAAAATGTTTTCACCAAAATGGAGTCTTACGCCAAATCAATAGGCGGTAAAATTATTTATTCCGAATAATGCCGCGGGCATTACAACCTAACCCGAAGGCTTATATTGTGCATCGTGTTGTTAATGCGGCCATGACCATATTACATGATAGCGTTTTATATGGATCTAACCTGTGGCCAAAAAAAGGTTTTAAAGGCGGAACCTGTTGGGATAAACCATTTGATGATACGGTTTGGTTTGGAGTGAATGCTTATGGTTTTGAAAAGGTGCCGGTCATCGGAAGGATAGGTTTCCAAAGAATGGATCAGTATATGAAGCCAAGGAGTTATAAGCAATATAAGATGATCAGGTTGATTATGGATGAGGCAATATATGGTGGAGTTTACTTTGAAGATGAATTGAGAAATCACGAAGGAGAGTTCATCTGGTTTAAGTTCACAATACATGACTACTACTAATAGTTATTTGGGATTGTGGGAATCGGTATAGCGATCTACCTTTGAATAATTAAAAACAAGATTAAGACATGGCAAAATATGATTTAGGGATTGCGGGTAGATTCAAGGAGTTTAGGAAGAAGTATGTAGCTAATAATATGAATGATGCTGCAGAGGTAATGGGTATTTCAAAAAGTACGATCGGAAGGATTGAACAGGGAGAGGACCCAATTCCTTTAAAGGTGATCACATTACTACAAAAGAAATTTAACTTAAACAGGGATTGGCTTTTAGAAAGCCGGGGTAACCCCGTTAAAGATAACGCAAAACCAAAGAACACAATTACGTACCTGGAAGACATCAATAGTAGGATTGATTCATTGGCAACCGAAGTTTTGATTCTCAACAAAAACCTAAATAAAGCTTGGCAGATTATAGAGCAACAGGGCCATCTGATTGAACAGTTGCGAAACAAAACTAAGTAAGACTCAACCAAAAATATCATCTGCTGCAGCATCCAACACATCATCTTTCCTAATGTCATTTAAATAAGCCTGGTGCACCGCCAAGCTACTATGACCTAAAAGCTCCATAGTCACCATGGGATTATTTATTTTGTCAATGGCCATCCTTGCAAAAGTATGCCTAGCGATATGGGAAGATAAGGGTTTGTCAATTCCGCACATGGCTGCAATTACCTTTAAATGTTTATTAACTATTGTTGTACATGTTTCCTTATGCTTTAGACGCGATCTTTCATTTTCAAAAGGTGTTGCTTTTTCGGATGGTTCCCAAATAAAGAAAGGAAACAACCTTTTATGTTTACCAGCATATTTGTCCACAATCACCTGAGCCTGCGGTATCAGTTTAATTGTTAGCGTCTTATCAGTCTTATCAGCAGTATAATTAAACCGACCATGAGAAAAATGCTTGACTTGGGCTTGCAGTAAATCTCCTACCCTTATGCCACGTAGATATATCTGGAGCAGGAAAAGATCCCTGACAGCCTCAATTTGCTCTCCTTCAGGTAAAATTAATTGCTCGATCCTCAATAATTCACTAGCACTCAATTTAACCTTTAGACTTTTTTGTGTCGTCACCCTAACATCTTTTATTTCTTTGGTTATTCCATTTTCTGAATACCTGCCAATCAATCCGCGAATAAGCTTTACCTTTTTCTGAATGGTACCACCAGTGTTCCCCAAATCAGTGAATATGCCTATCATTTTATCAAACCACTTTTTATTAATATCACTCAAAGCGATGGAGGTGTCCGGGACCTGTTTTTGTATTCCTCTCACTTTATCATAAAATCCGGACATAAAATTTTTTTCTAGCCTGATCAGTTCCCTATCTATTGCATCCTGAAGGGTAACTTTTACCCTGGCTCCAAATACTTCATCAATCGAGCGGAGGCCACTTTTGATTTCGTAAACGTTTCGCTCAGCATTAGCTAATTCTTTAGAAAGCATGTTATTGATGATATCTGCTTTTTTATGGCGAGACTTTACCCGATTGTTTTTGGAATCCCAATCAATAGCCATGCACCTGTCCAGCACTTTTCTTTTGCGTACCTTATTTATTGAATATTCCAAAACAATAGGATTAGATCCATCTGCATTGGTTTTTGTATTATGTAAGTGGAGCCGAACAGAAATTTTCAT